TCTCCACGTGATGCTGGTAATGTTATTGTACCATCTTGAGTGAACGTGAAACTTCTTGTTGGTGAATCAAAAAGACCTTGATTCGTCTGAATAAGAACGCTAGTTTTACCATACAGCACTGCTTGACTAGCATTATCCAAATATATTCCAGTATTACCACTTTGTGCATTTGCTGTTATTGATAATACTCCATCACCCTGATTGGTAATTCTTCCTTTGGAAGGTCCGAATATTAAAGTGCCGGGAAGAGCAAATGCACCATTTGAATGTAATTGAGCAGTGAAGCCACTATTAACTAAGTTTGCTTTGTCAGTATTTGCTTGATTGTACGCAGCATTTGCCCAAATGAATGCAGCATTAGCATACTGACCAGTTGCATTCTGTGAGATGTATGCCGCATTGGCGTGATCAAAAGCGGCATTCGTTTTTATAAATGCACTGTTAGCCTGAATGTATGCGGCGTTAGCAGCAGCAAAAGCACCGTTAGCGTTTGCAAAGGCAGCATTGGCTCTAGCAAAAGCACCATTGGCATTTGCGAAAGCATATGATGTGTAGACATACAGGTCTACTGTACCGTTTGCACCAAAGAAATAATTTGAGAAGATAGCATTAGCACCTGTAATGCTACCATTTGAACCCGTTGTTGTTAAAGTATTTGATGTAAGATTACCAACAATGACAACATCACCAGTAACTTGACCACCAACGTTTGCATTGAGTGAATTGTTTGCACGAATAAATCCTGCATTTGCATGATTGAATGCGGCGTTGGACTGAATGAATCCTGAGTTTGCTTGAATATATGCAGCATTAGCAGCAGCAAACGCACCATTGGCATTTGCAAAAGCGGCATTGGCTCTAGCAAAGGCACCGTTAGCATTTGCAAAGGCAGCGTTCGCATGATCAAACGCTGAATTTGTTTTTATGAAACCACTGTTTGCATGAATAAATGCTGCATTCGTTTGTATAAATGCCGAGTTTGCTTGAATGTAAGCAGCATTAGCGGCAGCAAAAGCACCATTAGCATTTGCAAAGGCAGCATTAGCATGATGATATGCAGAGTTGGCTTGAATGAAACCACTGTTCGCATAATTACCTGATGTATTCTGAAACTGAAATGCCGAATTAGCATGAAAGAATGCTGCGTTGGCTTGTTCAAATGCCGAGTTTGCTCTGATGCCACTTGTGTTCTGACTTGTGTATGCCGCATTTGCGTGTAAGTATGCCGCATTTACATGGAAGAACGATGAGTTGGCTTGAATGAATCCTGAGTTGGCATGAATATATGCCGCATTGGCCATCGCAAGACCAGCATTTGCATTGGCAAAAGCAAAGTTGGCGTGTAAGAATGCTGAGTTTGCCTGAATAAAACCTGAGTTGGCATGATTGAACGAATAGTTGGCGTGTAAAAATGCCGAGTTTGCTTTTACAAATGCAGAGTTGGCATATGAAGAGGCAGCAGAACCGCCGAAGTCGTCATATGTAACACCGTCATTTGTAAACTGCCATTTGTTATCTGTTTCATTCCATAACAAATAAACATTTGGTTGTGCGCCACGATCAATTTCAATACCTGCATTCATTGTCGGTTCACCCGACGGACTGATTGCAGTATTCAGTGAAATGATATTATCACCAATTAATACAACAGGTACATTGGCACCAATCGAACCACCAACGATACTTAGATTACCTTGAATGACAACATCACCGGTAATTAAGCCACCAACATTTGCATTCAGTGCATTATTTGCACGAACATAAGCAGAATTTGCATGATTGTGTGCGGTGTTTAATTTATCATAAGCAGAAATGCCACGAATGTAAGAATCGTAGCCGCCAATAGGAATGGCACCCGTTTCTGCTGGTGAACCAATGAATAATGTATTACTGCTGTACGAATACGCTGGTTCGCCAATGTTTAGTGTTGCTGGTGTGTTCGACGTTAGCGAACGTTTTATTTGAATTGGTGTATTTGCCATTTGTAATTCTTAGAATAATCCACCGTCAAGTTTTTCTAAAACGGTAGTAGCAATTTTCATTTCAAAACGATTATTGGCTGAACTGTAAACTAAAGAGTCACCATCTTGAACATCCTCAGTTGATACATCGTTTATCTCAGCTAAAGTAACGTTTGGTTTTGGTTTATAATTTGGTGATACAAGCGTTGTTCTATTTGGTTGAAAAACCGTGACTTTACCTAAATCTGGCATGACTTACCTCGTAACGGATGGAAGAACAACAGCAGTGCCTTCTACTACACGGGTCACAGAATTGTCAACTGAGTTTCTAATAATCAAATCATAAACATAACGACCTGGTGTTAGACTTGATGTATTCGCAGCGGTCATTGATAATGTGATTTGACCGTTGGCATTACCAGTAATTGTTGCTGTGAGTGTATTTGCTGATGAAGAATAATATGATTTGCGTAATTGTGCCGATGCAGAATATGTTGTAAGGTTTACAGAGTCACCTTGTGTATCATTCACTGTGACGGTTGATGTTAGGTTTGCACCTTGCTCAATGGTAATTTCTACGTAAGCAGCCAAGACTATCTCCTTCTAATCGTGTATTTAGTCAATCTTGTACCGCTAATAAAAAACCCCGACAAGCGGGGTTTTTATTTTAAAAATGAAAAACAATGTTATGCTGGTTGCTCTTCAACTTCTTTCCATGAAGTTGTTTCTTCATCCCATGAATACATTTTCTTACCTTCACCTATACCCATGTCTGCTGGCTGTGGTACAGGTGCTTCCCAATTTGCTTCTTCTGTGTTTAACACCCATGAAGCAAATGGTTTAGGTGGAACGAATGCATCAAGTTCTGCATTGTATGTATAACCGATACCTGCATAACGCTTACGGAAGTTGTGATTGTATGATGTTTGCTTCCAATTGCCACCGAACAATCTTTGGCAAAAACCAATACCCATTTCTTCACGTTCTTGACCACCAGCGTCAAGCAGTTCATTGTTAGACACAACAATGACCTGTGTTACTACATTGTTATCATCAAGTTGTGCAAAATGTGCCATTTGTAAAACTCCCTCTTTGTTTAAAAAGTTACTTTGTATTTATAAATCTATTTATGTCCATTTGAGAATAACAATACCAGAGCCACCAGAACCTCCGTTAAAGTTCGGGAAATAGCCACCACCACCGCCTCCACCAGTGAAATTGTTTGAGGAAAAACCATTACCATTAGGTCCACCATTGGCACCTCCACCACTTCCACCTGTGCCGGCACCGGCTGATGCAGCAGAGCCCCCTCCACCACCAGAATAACCAGTGTTTGCTCCTGTAATTGAAGAAAACGCTCCTACGCCACCAAAATTAACTGGTGCGCTTCCTCCAGAACCACCAGCACCACCACCACCAGCGGTGTATGCAAAAAATCCTGGGTTGTGACGACCTGTTCCACCAGAGTTGCCTTGCCCCGATACACCAGGCGCACCTATTCCGTCACCGCCATTTGAATAACCACTGCCTGGACATCCTCCACCACCACCTGAACCACCACTTCTACCATCACCCTGTGGTGTAGAAAATCCGCCACCCCCACCGCCACCACCTTCAGACCAAACAGAAGGAAATGGTGATGTACCATAAATTCCAGAATTTGAGCCGTTTGAACCTTGAAATATTGGGAAGATAGCACCGCCACCACCGCCACCAACAACAACAGTGTATGTTTGTCTTGGAGTCACAGCCAAACTGGACGATGTTCTATACCCACCACCGCCGCCACCGCCGCCACCAACGGTACCACCACCGCCACCACCAGCAACAATTAAATATTCTACACTTATGACGCCTTCTGGAGCAGTCCATGCAGCAGTGTTTGAGAAAATTGCCAGTTTGTTTTGTGTACCAGAAACTTTGATAACTGCAAAACCTGAGCCACCCGCACCGCCAGCATTTGTGCTTAAATAAGTTGTTCCTTTACCACCGCCACCACCACCTGTTGTGTTTGCGCCAGCAGTTGCATTTCTTGTTGCATCACTTCCTTGTCCACCACCACCCGTACCACCATTACCGGCGGTGCCCGGAGAATCTCCAGCACCACCTCCACCACCACCAGCATATGCTGTGTTTGAACCAGTAATTGTTGAAAATGCTCCTACTCCACCAGCACCAGAAACACTTGAAGTCCCATTGGAGCCAACAGCACCCGCACCACCGCCGCCACCCGCTGAACGTGAACCCCCATCAAAACTGCTGCCTCCATTATTTCCTTGACCTAAAGTTCCTAAACCACCTAATTGAACACCAAATGTCCCAGACCCACCACCACCCGAACCACCGGAGAGTCCAAAATTTTGACCAGCACCACCATTATCTCCACCACCGCCACCGCCGCCAATGCTAACAAGGGTGCTAAAAATAGAATTACCACCATTAGAACCTCTTGTGCCGTTTGAAGATGCTCCTGCACCGCCTGCACCAATGGTAATTGTGTATATGTCGTTTACATTTACAGGGAAATTGGTGCCCTGCAATAAACCACCCGCACCACCACCACCGCCTCTGCTTGATCCACCACCGCCGCCACCGCCCACTAATAGATAATCAATTGTTGTTACACCTTCAGGAACTCTAAACTGACCTGTATTTGCAAAAAAGAAAATTTGATTGGCAGGATTGTTGAAACGCCATCTGAGAATGACTACGCCGGAGCCACCTGCTCTTCCACCAATACCAGAACCACCACGATGTCCGCCACCACCACCACCAGTGTTGATTACTCCTTCTGTACCGTCACCAGGGTCACTGACCGCTCCATTTCCACCACCACCAGCACCACCCCTTGCGCCCGGTGCAGTAGGTGCAGAAAATTGTCCAGGACCACCACCCGCACCACCTCCAGCATATGCTGTATTTGAACCAGTAATCGTAGAAAATATTCCTACACCACCATTACCACCAACTCCAGAAGCACCATTAAATCCATTTCCACCAGCACCGCCGCCGCCACCACCCGAATAGCCAGTGCCGGGTTGTCCGCCACCTCCACGATTTCCTTGGCTGAGTGTATTTACTGTTATAATTTGAGTGTTTGTGCCTTGATTACCACCAGAAGAACCAATCACAACAGGTGGAACATATTGATGTCCGCCGCCTCCACCAAAAGCGACTACATTTGAAAATGGAGCACCAGCAGTTAATGAAGAGTTTGAACCTATTTTACCTTCAGCGTTATAGTCTGATGTTGCGCCACCTCCACCAATTGTAATTGTATAAGTTTGTCCCGGTGTCACAGAAAGATTGGTGCCTTGTAAAACACCACCGGCGCCACCGCCGCCACCACCAACACCACCGTAACCACCGCCACCTCCACCACCAACAACAAGATATTCAACTTCCGACACACCCGTTGGGGCCACCCACGATGAACTTGTCGTGAAAACTTGAACACCAACAGGTGGGTCTGGCCACAGATTGGATATTTTTGCTAATTGAATTTCATTAGTTGTCCACATACCCACAGCAGAAATAGGTGTAGAAATATTTCTAACACCAATTATACCACCATTAAATCTTCTACTAATTGCCATTTGTTATGTCCATTTGAGAATGACGATACCGCCACCACCAGAACCACCTGTTGTTCCTGAGTTTTCAACACCACCGCCGCCACCACTACCAGTGGCAGCAGCTCCAGTAGTTCCACTAGTGGCAGGTCCTGTGCCACCACGACCGCCTATACCCATGCCACCATCAGCACCAGGACCATCAGTATTGTTTCCACCACCGCCACCGCCAGCAGCATAACCTGTGTTTGATCCGGAAATTGATGAGAATATTCCTATGCCGCCATTACCTGCTGCTGGACCAGTTCCATTTTGTCCTACACCACCAGCACCACCACCGCCGGCACCAGCGTATTGTGCGCCACCAGGAGTTGATCCACCCGCACTACCCTCTGAAGGTGAATAACCACCAAGATTACCTGGCGCACCTGTTACTTGAATATAGCCAGTGGCGCCACCACCAGAACCACCCGACATTGCTGCATAATATGCTGGTGCGGAATAACCACCACCTCTACCACCACCTGATGACCATACAGCAGTAAATGGTGAAGAACCAAAAATACCTGAATTAGAACCGTTTGTAGATTGTGCGCCAGGTGAAGGTGCGCCTGCTGCTCCACCACCACCAACACTGATGGTCATTGTTGCTCCAGGTGTAACTGTTAGTGCCGGACTTGTTCTAAAACCACCAGCACCACCACCGCCTGCACCAGCACCAGTACCACCGTCAGTGCCTCCAGCACCACCACCACCGACGATGAGATATTCAACACTTGTTACACCAGCAGGTACGTTCCATGTGGCTGTGTTAGAAAAGATTACGATTTTGTTTTGCACAGAGGAAACTTTGATGACTGCAAAACCAGAACCGCCGGCGCCACCATTATAAGCTGTTGCACCCGCATCGGTATAACCACCACCACCGCCGCCGCCACCACGATTCGTTAAACCGTTCCCACCGGTTGATGCTGATGGGGAATTCACCCCATTTGCACCACCACAAATAAAATGTCCGAAAGGTGCGTTTGTTGGGTTTGCATAGGCGCCGCCACCACCCCCACCTGCATAACCAACATTAGCACCAGTGATTGACGAAAATATTCCGATACCACCATTTGAAGAACCCGTTGGTGAGGCTGCTGGTCCACCAAAGCCGGCGCCACTAGCACCACCTCCTCCACCAGAACGGTCACTATTATTACCAGAAACACTACCACCAGCACCACCATCAAACCCCTGACCGGGAGTGGCTCTTCCTCCTGGTGTTGTATTGTTTATACCTCTACCATTACCACCACCTGAACCACCATTTCTACCATAACCACTATCGGTTGCAGCACCACCCCCACCACCTATCGCCGTGAATAATGGAGCATTAGCTGTGTTACCAGCAGATAAGATTGTGTTTACTCCATTACCACCGGCGACTGGATGTGCGCCGGCTGAGCCACCAGCACCTATTGTTATTGTGTAAAGTTGATTTGGTCCTACGGAGTACCCCATACCTTGCAATAAACCACCTGCACCACCGCCACCACCTATACGAGCGCCACCGCCACCACCTCCAGCGACTAATAGATAATCAATTGATGTTACACCATCAGGTACTCTGAATTGTCCTGTGTTTGCAAAGACAAAAACTTGATTAGCGGGATTGTTGAATCGCCATTTGAGGATGACTACACCAGAGGCGCCACCACCTGCTTTACCATATTGACTGACAGGAGAACCCTGATAAGAACTACCTCCACCACCACCACCCGAATTATTTGCACCACTTTGTGCTGTGGTAGTTGTGAACACAGGTGAAGAATTTCCTCCACCATATGAAGGATTACCACCACCACCAAAACCATTTATAGTCGCCGAAAAATATGCACCTCCACCACCACCTCCAGCATAACCAACATTGGCTCCAGTAATAGAAGAGAAAATACCTATACCGCCATTACCACCAGCAACCACTGGGCTAGATGTGCCAGAAGTGCCTGCTGAACCAGCACCACCTCCACCCGCTGAGATATCACCTGGTCCAACTGTTACGGCGTTTCCACCACCAAATCCTTGTCCTGGTGTGGCTGCACCTCCTTGAAATGGAGCAACTCTTCCTGCACCACCACCCGAACCGCCAGAACATCCAGCAGTATTCAAAGGACTGGGATCATCACCACCACCGGCACCACCACCCACTCCCCAAATAGCAGGAAATGGCGACGAAGACCAGATGCCAGAGTTTGAACCGTTTGAGCCTCTAGACGCTGCTGGACCAAAATTTCCTGCGCCACCACCCGCACCAACAACGATTGTATACAATTGTCCTGGTGTAACAACTAAGTTTGTTCCACTTAAAAACCCACCTGCACCACCACCGCCACCCAATGTTCCACCAGCACCACCACCAGCAACGACAAGGTATTCAACCTGCGTTACACCTGATGGTGCTACCCAGGTTGTACTTTCATTGAAAACCTGAACACCAACAGACGGGTCTGGCCATAAGCCAGCAAGTCTACTGATACCTATTTGGTCAAGTGTCCAAATACCCGAAGCGCCAACAAATGACGATGGGTTGTTTAGACCAATCAAACCGCCATTTAAACCTAAAGGCATTAGCTAATCTCTTCGAACGATGAGATGAAGTGTAGACGATTGTTTGCATCAGCCCTGACTCTGATATTATCACCTTCTTCTAAGTAAAGTGATTTTGACAGAATATCAAGTGATGATTTGGCAGGTACAGTAACTACGTTTGCGATTGCATAAACTGAGTTACCAACACCTGTGCTTGAATTTTGTGCGCCAAATTTAAACAGTTCTACTGATACATTGCCAGCGTTTGTTCCGTCAACATTTGATACAATCAGTGTGTTAATTTTAAACACTTTATTTGAGTTGACGGGATTAACAATTACTGATGATGCAACGGTAGTAATGTTGGCGACATTACTTTTACCTCTAATATCTAATACGCTAACAATGTTTGGCGCAGCCATTTATTAACCTCCGAAAATGATTGAGCCGACTAAGCCCGAACCTGTAATTTTTGAATTTGCTGATGGTGAAAATTTTGCTACTGTTACTGAACCATCGACTGGAACTTGTGTCGCCATGACACCATTACCTAAATGGTGTGCAACAACATTATTTGTACCTGATGCTGGTGGTGTTGTAAAGACAAGGTAATCTACATTTAATGTATAATCGACACCTGGAGTCTTATAAGAACCATCAACAAAAACTGCCACAGAAGCAGCAGTAGCAGGTATGCGTATCATTGGTCCAAAGACCGTTTCGCTACCTGTACCACTGAAAACATCAGCAGTAAAAGGTACAGATGTTACTTGATTTCCAATGTACGACATTTAATTCCTTATTTGTTTTTATTTATCAGTTCTTACCGGTGGCTCACCATCAGGTCTTGGAAACTTATCATTCACTTCTTTAATAGCGTTATGAAATTTAGTTCCTTTTCCTGGAATTTCACTGTTGTCCATTGCATCATAAAGATGATTAACCAATGTAACAATATCAGGATAGTTTGCAGCACGGTCTAAAAAGTGCTGCCAATATTCAATAAACTTATTCTGATATTCCAGTTCATCAAAAATCTCATCTCTTGTGGGTGGCTTTGAACCCGATTCATCTTCCCAACGAGTGAACTCAAAGTGTCCACCCGATGCAGACATATCATAACGAGCATGTGGTCTGAGTGCTTTAATCGCAGTATCAATACCACATACAAGTTTGTTGTTGTTACCAATTAAATATTGTGCATAAGAAATTTGTTCGTTATTCATTCAATCACCTTTAAAATAAAACTATTTATTTGACACTTTACCATCTAATAATTACAACACCAGAACCGCCGGAACCAGAAACTATATAACTGCCGGCTCCACCACCACCTGTGTTATTATTACCAGAGCCAACATATTGACCACTAGGAGTAATAACGGCATTTGTTCCACCACCAAATGGTGTGCCTAACCACGGTGCGCCATCAGAGTAACGAGCATATCCACCACCACCTCTACCTTGGCCAAAAAGATTTGCTGCTGGTTGACCACCATCACCCGAACCGCCACCACCGCCAGCATATGCTACATTTGAGCCTGATAGTGTGGAAAACAAACCTATACCACCGTTACCACCAATCATTGGTAGGCCATTAGCATTTCCACCTGAGCCTCCCGCACCACCACCTCCACCACCGGAGTTTGTTCCATTACCTGGAGTAGAATCGCCGCCAGCACCACCAGAATTTCCTTCTGAAGGACTGTATCCGCCAATGTTGCCTGGACCACCCGGATCACCAGCACGACCACCTCCACCGCCGGATCCACCTGCCATACCTCTACCCGAACCGCCTTTAGCACCACCGCCGCCACCTGATGACCAAATAGCAGGAAACGCTGGACCCGTGCCATAAATTCCAGAGTTTGAACCATTACCACCAATTGCTGTATTACCAGCACCACCAGCGCCAATAACAACAGTCAGTGTTGCAAGTGGTGTTACTCCTACATTCGCACCTATTCTAAATCCTCCAGCACCACCACCTCCTGCACATTGCTGAAATGGTATGGCTGCGCCAGCACCACCAGCACCACCACCACCAAGAACGAGATACTCAATTTCTGTAATACCATTTGGAACTTCAAACAAACCAGTGGTTGTATATACAGCGATTCTTGAGTTTTGATTTGATGTAGAAGTTTGTTGATATTTTAAAACAATGTAACCCGAACCACCAGAACCTCCAACACCACCAGCAAATCCACCATTAAAAGAGCCGCCACCACCACCACCGCCACTGTTTGTTCCGCCGTTTCCACCCACTAGACCGGGTGAGGATGCACCAGAGTTAATTCCATTACCACCCACACCATTTGGTGCGCCTGACTCCGCTGAACCGCCTCCGCCACCACCAGCACCACCCGAACCGGCAGGTCCTCCACCAGAACCAGCACTACCACCTCCACCGCCAGCCCAATAGTATGCTATGCCACTTAGTGATGATAAAATTCCTGAACCGCCCGAACCACCTCTTTGTGCCGGCGCTCTAAGAGCATTTGCTCCATTTGCAGCAGCACCGCCTCCGCCACCACCATTATAGTCACCACCACCGCTACCAGTTCTTACACCATTACCACCACCAAATCCTTGAACTGGAGTTACTCCTGTGTCAGCATTATTCCAATAATTTCCAAAACCACCAGGAATATCAGCGCCAGGATTGGATGCACCACCACCGCCACCAGAGCCACCCGAACTGCCTGGCGCTGACAAACCAGGACTGGATGCACCACCACCAGCAGACCAAACATTTGCAACACCAGACCAAATTCCCGAGTTTGAACCATTTGCACCGCTGCCACCACCAGCACCAATTACAACAGTAAATGTATCATTAAATTGAATTTGAGGCGCTGTAAGATAACCTAATCTGAATCCTCCAGCTCCGCCGCCACCGCCGGCGCCGGCTCCACCACCTCCACCACCAGCAACAATCATATACTGAACATTTGATGTACCAACAGGAACAGTCCAAGTATTTGAGTTTGCAAATGTACGAGTTATGTTTGCAGTATATACAACGCCAGGAGTAACAGCACCACCAAAACCGGGCACGGTCATTCGTTTGAGCGATATTCTACTTACGGAGATTCTATTCAGAGCCATTTATAAGTTCCAATTAAAATATTTCTGTGCCAAATGCTGAGAAAGCAAGTAATGAACTGTTTGCATTGACTGACACGATTGAACCTGCATTAAGTGTCAAACCAAGTGTCAGCGTAATTGCATCACGACCTGGTACATTAACACCATAAGCAATGTAACTTGCATTTGAAACCGCAGCACTTGATGTGTTTACTGATATTCTAAATGCACCACCATCTGTGGGGTCTTCATCAAGATTGGCTATTGTGATTGACGAAATGATTGCAGAGTTACCTGACGGTACTGTGTACAATCTAGTCAACACATTTGCTGCTGGGTTTGATTGACCTAAAATTTTATATGCTCTTGCCATTTGAATTTTTCCTTTTTACATTCCGCCAAATAAAAATGCGTCATCAAAGATGTCTGCTGGTGTATTAACTTTTTCACCAGTAATTGAATTATTTGCAATTTTGTCTGTTGTTACAGCATCATTAACAATTTTCTGAGTAGAAACTGCTCCACTTGCAAGTGCAGTTTGTGTTACTGAACCTGGTGCGAATTGACCTGGTATATATTGTGTGCTTACATTTGTCGCCAAATAAGTAATGACGATATTATTTGCAACTGCATCGGGTGCTTCTGTAAAAGTTAGCACACCAGCAGTTACGCTATAAGAGTCCACTGGAGTTTGCATAACACCATTCACAACAACCGTGATTGTGTTTGCATCACTAATGGTTCTACCAAGACTAAATTGTGTGCAAGCACCAGTGCCGCTAAATTTCTCCACACCTAGAGTATAAAAACTTACTCCTTCTGGTGTGTTACCTATGTACGCCATTAACTGATCTCCAGAACTGAGACAACGACATCAGCGGAAGAAGCCACTGAAGTATTTACCTGTAAATAGTCACCAGCCTCAAGTACAACTTTTTGGTCACCACCGATTGGAACTAATGAACCACCTGGGGCAATCGTAGCATCTTTAATCAGAAAAACATTACCAGAAATATCTCCACCACTTAGGCTAACACTAGCCGAAATTGGAGTGGAGATCATGTTAGCAATTGTCATGCCGATTACCGTTGATTGCACACCTACACCAACGGAATAAACATTTTGTAATCCCGCTCCAACTGCCTTTAAAGTTGAATTTCTAAAAGTATTAGCCATTAAAACCTCTGTTTTTGTCTATTTATTTAACCTAGGGCAATCGCAAATGCAATCGCCGATTCAGTTGCCGCTGTGATGGCACTGTAAATACTGTTGTTTGCTTGCCCTACAAGAATTTGAATACTTGCATTTGTTGTGTTCAGGTTTGTTGAAGTAATCTGACCAGCAACATTTAAATCATTGAAGCCAATTGAATCTAGTGTGGTATTACCAGTAATCGTCAAATTACCATAAATGAACGCATCACCACCGACAGACAGGTTGCTCGTAATATTTGCTACGGCAATGTTTCCACCAATTGCTAATCCACCTGTAATATTGGAAGATGCACCAGTTACGATTAAATTACCTGGAACAGACAGTGAATTAAACGACAGGTTAATGTTGGCGATATTGGCCAGTGGTGCAACAATGCTGCTACCAACGTTCAGCGTTGTTGTGACATTAGCACGTGTAATATTGCCATTGACTGTAGTATTTGCAACAAAAAGATTACCAGTTATACTAGCATTATTGACAGTTAATGTTTCTGGTACAGTAATTGAACTGAAAGACAAGTTAATGTTGGCGATATTGGCCAGTGGTGCAACAATGCTGCTACCAACGTTCAGTGTTCTAGTAACATTGACTACTGCAATGTTTTGAGTTACAACTAAATTATTACCGACCGATGCATTACCAGCAATACTTAAATCATTAAAACCAATATTGTCTAGTGTCGTATTGCCTGTGATTCTTAGATTACCAGAAATGATAGCATCACCACCAACATTCAAACTAGTGGTTACATTAACTGTTTGAATGTTACCTGTGACAACAACATTACCAAAGGTAAGTTTATTAATCGTAGCGCCATCAAAAGTTAGATTGGCATTACCTGTCACACTACCAGCAATAATTGAAACGTTAGATATGTTTGCGGTGTTAGCCCAAACATAATTAATATTAGCATGAGTACGAACATTAAGAGAAGCCGCAGAGCCTTCAATAAAAATTGAAGAGTTCGCTAAAAATCCACCATTTGTATTATCAGTTAGATTATTAGCGACTGCAACCAAAGTAGAAGTGGTTGATAACCATTCTTCAAACGTATTGGCTGTTGAAATTTGATTTATTGCCATCTTATGTTCTCGTTACAAGTTGACGGAGAAGGTCTTTAATTTCTGACATATCATCTTCTAATTTATTTACTTTATTTTCTAAACTTTGTTTTTCTTGTAGTTCTTTTATTTTCTGATCCCTCTCAGCATAATAAGTTTTCAACTGTTCTCGGTCAGTATTCAATATTGCACCGCTTTCCAAATCACGGTACAAGTTTTTATTTGATTTTATTTGAACAAATTTCATATTAATTTACCGGTATGGTTGTCACTTTACCTTCAACAACACCAAGTAGAGTTGAAGCAGGTAAGGCAACAACACGAAGTTGACCAAATCTAGGAACAGCAGTCGTACTTTGTCCATACATAACTACTTTTATCTGAAACATCATAAAATCTTTATGTGTTGTTCCCTGTGATGATGTATATAATACTTTGTTATCTGCAAGTCCAGAACCATAAACTCCTGGAGCAAACGTCAGTTCACCATAGTCGTAAACATTTTTTGAAACGAAGTTTGCAGAATCAGAAAGTTCTGTCATTAAATTCCAGGTATTATCTTCAAATTTACTTGCGTCACTTTCAGACAATAATTTGTACCATACTAAAATGCCAGAACCCGGTGGACGATATGCATCCATATAAACACGAAGGTCGCCAGCATCAAAACCTGAAGCCAGAGGAACTCGTTTTGTTAGGTAACGAACATCTGCATTACCACCTAATGATTTGTCTTCACCATTATATAACACAGTTGCAGTTGTGCCACCACCAGTTGCAGGAGTATTAATTGTAATTAAAGGTGAAGTAATATATCCCGTTCCAGGATTTGTTAGTTCAATTCGTGAAATAACTCCAGTAGCACCAGGATTTTCTACGACAGCAACAGCAGCAGCACCCGCACCTTTACCAATGGCACCATTAGGATAGCTAAACGTCACGGTCCCATTACCTGTGTATCCAACACCAGAATTAGTAATTTGAAATCCCGTATTTTTCAATGGTAGATTATTAATCTTGTTTTCAATCGTTAGAAGATTTAAACGAGTAATATCAATCATCGGAGATACGTCTTGATTATTTGTTGCCATTGAAACACGCAACTCAAAAGTAGTATTTCCTGTTACAGTATTTAAAATTCTTCTTCCATAACCATCAATGTCAACTTCATAATCAATATTAGGAATAATAGGCAACAGAGGATGTGTGCCTCCGGATTCCAATTCAGAAACAAAATCATACTGAACGGTAGTATTTGCTATAACTACATCAGTTGACATTAACTGTAAAACATCATATACAGTGTTTGCTGAATACTGAGACATATCCGATTCTAGGTAAGCATATCCAACACCATTTGTAAATACACGTTTTTGAATCGTAAACATGATGTCATTATATTGATCAGCAGTCCATGTTGAGCCGTTTTGTGACAAGAACAGAGAACCTGTGTAAGGTTGATCTGAAATTTTCACGCTAGTTCTCAAATCTGTATCATTAATACCTGCAATAAATGCTTCATATCCATTACTATTTGAAAGAAGAACAAATGAATGTTCACCAGGAATTAACAGTAGAGGAACATCAAATTTAAATTCAGTATACTTGTTCGGATCCGTAATATCTGGAATTGTTGAAATTTTAACTTTATCTGGCGTCAAAGTTTTTTCACCAAAAGGATATACAGTTGAAGATGATGGGTAACCATTCACAACTGGACGAATCTGACAAGTTACTGGAGCTGTTGAGTCTTTAGTTTTAAAGCAAACACGAATAGAATCAATAACAACACCCTGAGGATATTGAGCAATGTTGATAAGGAATGTTTGTGCAAGAGGGTCAACATATGCACGAACCGTGGTTGTTTCTGATTTTGTAAATGATCTAACTGAATCTGTTGATGCTGCAAATTCTTCAGTTACAGAACGACGAGTTACTGTAGGACTAAACACCGAAATTGAACTCTCTTGTTTGGTTTGAACAATACCCGAAGCATAGAAAGTTGTGTCACCATTTGTTCTAGAATTTTCTAAGTTATTAAATTCATCGTCAACTAAACGAAGTAACTTTTCACCTGTTCTAAACACATCACCAGGAATATTAAACACGGCAGCACATGCACCAGCTTCATCAGTTTCAAGTAATCCAATTGTGTATAAAGAATCTGTGCTTGGTGTAACCGTAAATCCACTTACAGTGGCGATTCTTGTTGATGAATCATATGCAGTGATTATGCCTTCTTGCCCTGCGCCAGTTCCTTTTAGAATAAAAATTTTCTGACCAACATAATCCGCTGTGCCTTGTGCGCCGCCCGCATGAAAGTTTAATGTAATAGAAGATGCTGTACCACCTAAAGCAAGTCCTGTGCTATGATACCACTTTGTTGCATGATAAGTTTTACCAGTTACAGTTCCTTTTACCCAAATACCATTTGTAACATTTGACCAAGAACCAAATGCTGGCGTCGGTATAAAGTTTACAATGTATGCATCTTTATTTGATGTGAGAACAACGCCACCAGTTCCAATTACAGTATCCGTTTCAGAGAATGTATCGGAAGAAGATGCTTGATAAATTGTAACGGTTTCTGCATTTGATAAAGTTGTTTGAAACTCCAAAGGACTTGTTTCAAACTGAACACGATTTACTTTTGCCATGTATTTGGCAACTTTAGTGTTATCAAAGAACGCATAAAGTGTAGTAAATGGTTTAAATCTTTCAGCCACAACCAGAATATTCTTTTCTCTCATATAATGAACAATTGAAAGATCAAGAACACGGTCACCTAAAGTTTGTGTTAGTTGTTGTGGTACAATTTGTGCAAGAATACCTGTACGAGATGCTTGCAAGTTTTGTGTTTCGTGATATCTATCTGTAGTTGTGGTTGTGCGATCAGCGGTTGCAACAAAACCAGTTGCCCCAACACCACCTCTATTAAATTGATTTTCCCATATATCAGCAACTCTGTCACCTCTGGTTGCTCTTACTTGATCCATTGTTTGACCATTAACCCTCATGTTTGTAGTTTCGGTAGTTGTTTCACTACCCAAGAAAGTAGATGAAGTTGTCCACTGAGTATTCCACGCACCCCAAGTTGTGCTTTGAATTGAACTCCAAGCATCACGGGCGGCGTCACCACCAGTTAAGTCAATATTTTGTGCTTCTAAACGATTATCCGATTTCCAAACATCAGAAGGTGGGTCAAGTTTAATTGAACCCAAATAATTAACAACGTTAAATGGATTGATGTTGAGTGACTTAGATGCTTTGTTTTGTGACACAAAAGTTGTGTTTGAAGAAGCAAGCAATAACAAAGGTCCATTAACCTCAACATTAAAGTTTGAAGTTGAGTTATTTGAAAAGACTCCAGTTGATGCAATATTATAAGAACCACGACATTCACGTGCAATAATATCAATCGCAGCATCAAAGTCGGTAGCAGTAATATCTGCTGCACGTTTATCGGTAAATGAATCTACAAAAATACCATTTTTTGGACGGCTTAAACCGATACTATCTCTCACGGTGCGGTCATTCTTGTTGATTGTTGCCAACTCAGCTAATGATAATGAAGTGTATAACTCAAGATTCTGTATGCGCTTATCAAGATTCGCAATATCTTTCATCGTATATCTACGATTATTAAAGATTTGAATCTGTGTAGATGAAGCAAAATTCAAATAAGAAGGATGCGACAAAATATACAATGTCATTGCATCATCTGGTTGAGCAGGAACAATAGGATTCGTGGAAGGAATACCTTCTAAAATCTTAAACTCACGATTCTTTGTTAAAATAACTCTATCAATTCTAGGTAGATAGTAAGAGTAATCTGTTAAAATATCCAAATCTGGTTCAGAAATTTTTGTGCCTAGATTTGCTTCGTCTGCATCTAAGACGAAATTATTTGCTGTAAATGAACCAACAGCATCTTTACGAACCGGTCTGAAATCCAAATATTCTGCTAATTTTAAAGCCTTACCATCTTGCGTAAAGTATGTTGGTATGCTACCATAATCAACACCAGAACCACCATCAGATTCTTGACCTAAACGAACGTATGAATCAACATTAAAGAATCCTGCACCAGTTGATTTGAATCGGTTATATCTTATGAGCAAAGGTCCTCTAGGAGGATTTTGACCCGACTTCAAGGAAATAGAAGACCAATCATAATATGAATCTTTTTGCCCAGTATCAAACGAATAACGATCCGTTACGTTTGCTGATGGATTAGCAATCGTGCTGTTATAGTTTGCTGTTGTAATTGGCCAAGTTCCATTAAAATCAAAAATAGCATTAATTGAATGAACATCAGCAACATATAGCGACTGTGGCCTACCAGTTCTTTTCTCTAAAATTGAATCACGAATAATAGTTTGACCATCATCTGCGGCAACATATACATTGTCATTTCCGGATGTGAAGATGCTATTAACTCTTACACCAGCACCAGCTGGATCAACTAAGATTGTATTTGCTTTAATAAATCTCTTAGTTTTTGAAGTTGGATTTGATGCGTTGATTGTGGCATAAATGTTTGCAGTCATTCCGGTAACACCACCAGAAACGGTGATTGTTCTTGAATCTGTACCTATTGTAATAGCCTGTGATGGTACAGTTTGACCTCTGTGATAAGGAGCAGAACCCGGAGTTTTTATTACAACTCTATAATATTGTCTCTTAGAACCATCAGTTGTGGCTGCTTGTAAAGATTCGCCTGTTCCAAAAGAAAGTGCTTGTGAAACAGTATCAGTAAACACAACGTCTTGATAGAGTTTAGAATATGAGTATGAAAAATCTTTGATTGTATTATCTGCAACATTAGGAAAACCAATTCTTATAAGAAGAGGTTCATTTTTTGCTTCTTGAATTGTGGTAGGCTGAAACTGGTCTTGCAAATCAGACAGAACAGCAGGTGGTGCACCAATTGACATATTTTTAGACAATGGGCTTATATTTGCTGATGCGATTACATAACCAGCAGCGTTTAATCTAACCAGTGATTCAGCATTGAAAAAACCACTGTCAATGATAAATCTCCAACTTGTTTGTGGTGCCGAGGTGAATGGAGGATCAATTGTAGCAGTTCTTGTTGAACCGACATATGCTGTGATTGTGCGTTGTTTTAAGTTATAAGGATCAATACCGGAACCAGAAGTTAATCCAGCAATAACAGTAGTTTTAATTTTCATGCCTTTGTAGGCATCATTGTTTGCTGAAAAATTACCAGGTAAAACAACAGTTGAAGTTGTTCCTGCGGTATCAACATTCCAACCTTGACCACCGTTTACTTCAGCACCAATAGATTTTGAATTTGAATCTGTTATGAAAAGTTTATAGATGTAATTATTAGCGTCTTGAGTATTACCCGAAGCCGCATAAAACTTACTCATTTTAACTTTAACGTTACCAATGGTTGTATTAGCCAAAATTGCGGTATTTACAATTCCCGTTGGTGAAGCAATCGTAGGAATTGAACCCGTATCAATTGATAAAACCGCAACATTGTCATACTGATTTGTGGCAAAGTTACCAATCAAGTTATTGGCATAAACAAAGTAACCATAATCAGAAGTGATTCTTTGATTTTGTACTTCAGTTACAGTTCTTGGTTTTGGAATTGTAAGAACTGTCGGTGAAATGGTTTGATATTCATAACCTTTAATATATGCTTTACCTGAGCCTATAGTTACATTGGCAAATGCTGAATTAGCTTCACTGTCCGACATGAAGATATCAAAGTTTTTAATTACGTAGTCGCCAGATTCATCAAATGTACGACGAGCAAGTTCATCACCAATTACACCATAAATTGGAGTTTGAATAACTTTTTGAAGACCACCTTCTCTCATCACTGCCACTTCAATAAACTCTTTTAAGTCTGAGCTATCAACAGTACGAGTTTCTAATGTCAATGCAATTTTATAACGATCTGCTCCAGGTGCTTGGAAATTAGATGAACCTTGTGCAGGATCAAGAAGAGTTGTGTCTTCAGTATAATCAATTAAATCTTCACTAACAGCAAATCCAACAAGAGCGTTGCCTGAAGAAGTGTATTTTGCAATTGCTACCGACTGTGGTTGAGTTTTAACAAAGAAACCATCATAATAAAAAACACCTTCGTTTACAGAAAAAGTTTGATTGTTACCTGTGGCATTTGTTGATGTTGTGTTTGCATAATAAGTGATTGCAGCAGGATCGGTATTTTGAGTATAAACAGTTTCGTTTTCGGTAAACGGTGCACCATATAATTGATTAATTACAAATGTAATTGGTTCACCATTTGTGCTATCTGCGCCATATGATTTTAAAACGTAAGCACGTTTAGTATTGGCGGTGTTAATAATTGTTTGTTTATCAAAATTGATATGAGAGATATCTTGACCAGAATATGTTGAAGAAATATTAATATATGCGGTATTTTGAATTGTAATCTGACCACCAGTTACGACAGAACCAGTTCTAAAAATATGATCACCAAATTTTTTAATTTGATCTTGTAATGTGCTTTGTAGTTGCGTCAACTCACGGGCTTGAACCGCATTACCAGGCTTAAACAAAACACGATAAAAGTTTTTATCGTCGTTGAAATCGTCGTAATATGGGTCTTGATTAAAATTTGTATTAAGTGGCATTTATTAACCTCTAAAATCTAACAATAAGTTTGATGTCTTCAGCCTGACCATCCGCTCTTGTAGTTTTTGTAGCATTTTCTGTGTAAAGAACATCACCCGAAAAAGGTTGAAATTCTGGATTTTTTACTGAAACAATCAAACGATCATTGACACCCGAACTTGCTCCTCTTAAAGGTAGACCTGGTCTGAAGGCACCTCTTACATTAGTAAGTCTAACCTGATTTGTCGTCTGATCAAGGACAAATCCATGAGCAACTGTATTGGCTGTTGTTGTGTCATTTGGAAAACCTTGATATGCAAATTCACTTAATGAATAAAGTGGACCAGTAATCAACGTAATCTCGGTAGCTTGAGAAACAACAGGAGTAGCATTAACGGATGAAACAACATTTGCTTCTCCATATTTATGAGGGTTTACAAAGATACCATATTGTCTAAAAGTTGTATTTGCTGGTATCTTACCATTTTCAGTTGAATCAATTTCACCGATGCGTGACACGACCATAACACTGTTTGCACCCAATTCTCTTGCTGGATTGTATCCGTGACCAAATTTCATATCACGAATTACACGAAGAGAAGCACCAGTGCCAGTCCCGAAAACAAAAGCATTTGCTCTGGAATAGCCGGTACCAATCGTTGTTACGGATACTTTTGTGACGAAACCTGCTGCATTAACTGTTGGAGCCGCTACTGCTCCTATTCCATCACCATCAATGAAAACTCTAGTCGTCAAAGAAATTTGATTGGCTGTAGTATTTCCTCCACCGGACGCAGAAGTTGCAGTTGAAAGGAAAATATTATTATTTGGTACATCAATACTAGAAATAAATGTGCCAGGTGCTATACCTGTTCCAGAAACAGTCATGTTTGCTGCAACATTGGTGGTATTTGCTAGTGTTAATCTAGTACAACCCGTTATAAAAATAGGCAAAACAGAAACGTTGTTTTCATAATAACCACTACCGCTGTTTTGCACAACGATTGTTGTTAATTCACCATCAACTAAATTAATGCTACTCACACCATAATCTAATTGTTGAATGCCTGCCGGTGATGGTATCCATTCATCAGATAAAAATTTATTTGACGGTTTGACATTGTACATGTATTTCCAAATATAACCATCAACAGTAGTAATGTTACCATTTGAAGAAGTATAATCACCAGTTGGTTCAACGGTGGAGTTTGATGAAAAATTATTTGATAAACATTTATACACATTTCTCTCAGACGTATAAACATACATCGGTCTTACGTTTAGAGAATTGTTACCAGTCAATAGTTCATCTAACTTAATTGCATCATCGTATTGTTTATATTTTGTATTCGCCGTCCAGTTATTCAGGGGTATCACAAGTTCAACATCATTCCCTGTAATTCTTTTGGCGGCAATCATATTTTCCCATGCCAATTTTTCATCAATCACTGAATCAACAATGTTGTCAGGTGAGTCTTCATCGGCATAGGCAGTATGTCTACCAATGTAAACATAACCCACTTCAGGTGCAGGTTCGTAAAAAGATTCTTTGAATTGTACAGCCGCTATGTAAGGCAGTTTTTTAGATGTTACTGTTGTAGTCATAATTTTTATTTATTATGGTATTGGAGTATATCCATTTAACACAATTACTACATTGGCCAATCTTTCAATGGCGGCCTGTACTGTTGCTGGTGGTGAAGTTGCCCACAAACTAGTTGATAGGTTTGCAGCCGTGTAAGCCTCAGCAGTATTAGCGGCGTCAAAGCCGGCATTAGCATGTAAGAAAGCAGCAGTAATACTATTGTTCTGGGTTAAATCAACACCAGGAATAAAAATAGTCGCAATATTGAAAGTGGTATTTGTAAGTGAAAATGCAGCAGTAATGGTATCATTTTGTGTCGCATCAACTCCAACGGTCAAATTTGCGGCGTTAAATGCGGCGTTAGCATGAACAAATGCTGAATTTGCATAAGAAGATGCAGATGACCCACCTAAGGTATCATAGTTAGTTCCATCTTCCGTAAAAGTCCATTTATTGCTAGTTTCATTCCATAAGATATAAACATTCGCTTCGTTGCCTCTATCAACTTCAATGCCCGCATCAGATATTGGCGTGCCAGATTGGCTTATCGCAGCATTCAATGTGAGTATATTATCAGCAACTAACACAGTTTGTGTGTTGACATAGGTTGTCACGCCAGTTACAGTTAAATTGCCTGTAATAGAAACGTCACCAGTAATCGTACCACCAACGTTTGCGCTCAGTGAATTATTTGCACGTAAAAATGCAGCGTTGGCATATTGACCTGTCGCATTCTGAGAGAGATATGCGGCATTAGCGTGTATGAAAGCCGAATTAGATTGAATAAATGCAGAGTTTGAATGAATAAATCCAGAGTTTGAATGTGTGAATGCAGCGTTGGACTGAATAAATCCCGAATTTGCATGAGTAAATGCAGCGTTGGATTGAATAAATCCCGAATTTGAATGAATGTATGCTGAATTAGATTGAATAAACGCAGAGTTGGCATGATTGAATGCCAAGTTGGCTTGACCCTGAGAAACATCAAGCAAAGTGTCAAGCGTAAACGCAGACATTTTCTTTGAAACTGGAGTGCCAGTCTCTATGTCTGTTACGATGAAATACGTATTTTTTGTATTGGAAGACGGTATAGTTAGTTCCGTCAACTCCGATAACTTAATTTTTGACATTTTAATCCTTAAATTTCTCTTTATTTATTCCAGTACGATGTCTTTTCCTTGTTCGGTGATAATAATAATATCAGATTCAGTCATTACTCTAATTGAACTATTTGCAGAAATAATGATTGCTCTCTGTACATTTGCGGTCTGATACCAAGAAACTGGATTAATTGTGATTACCGCTCCAGTTCCACCACTGTTTGGAGTCACATCGGGAGTATAATAATAACTACCTGTACCACGAAGAACACTCTGAGTGTTTACCGTCAGTTTACGAATTGCTCCATTACTGTTATAAACCTCAACAAGCACATTTGCTGCCGTATTCTGCTCAGTGAAACCCACCGTAATTACCGCATTTGTCTGGTCATTTGCGACCGTTGTGGCAGTAATGGCGGCGTTTGTGAAATTATTACCATTAGCCGAAACAAACACAATGGCGCTTTGTGATAGATTTGCTGAAGTTGAAACGACAAGATTCGCATTGTTTCTTGTATTTGAATTGTAACCAACACTAAAACTTGCTTGAGTCGTTGGTGTCTGTAAAACTCCAGTAGCCGGATTAAGTATTCCAACAATAATAATATCTTGGCCATTGGCATATAAGCCAGTATGTTGAATAACTGTTTTTTGAATTGCACCAAAAGCGCCATTAGTAAACACGGTGCAATTAGCCGTAATATTTGCTGTGCCTTGAGTAGTTGAAAATACTACGTTACCATTTACATACCCAGAACCACCAATCAAAGGTAGAACCTCTGTAATAGAAACTGGAACCACATTTGGACTTACAGTGGTTGGTGGTATGCGATATAATCCCACATCAGTGATAACAATTGACTGCATGTTAATCGTTCCGTTGGAAGGATAAACACGGTAAGTCGCACTAGCAGGTCTTACTGCCAGACCACCACCAAAAATCAAGAATCCATTTGCAATACTGTTTCCAGTAAATGTATTTGCAGCCGTATTTGATAGAATCGTTATTACAGAATTTGGTGAATTATTCAACGTTGCAGTTGGTGTTGAATAATACAAACCTGGATCTTCAACCACAATTCTACGAATTTGTCCATCAACGGGTAGAGTTGTCAACGTAAATACGGCATTTCCAACATTCGCTGTTGCTGTTGGAACACCTGTGTATAAACCGTTAGCAAACATCACAACACCATTAATGAGTCCAGTAGAAGTGACGTAAATTCTGGCATTTGCTGCAATGCTATCTGTTCCACCTCCGGAGAAATTAACGAATCCATTCACTCCATAGGCGTTTACATTTGCAGTGATTGATACTATTTGTCTTGTATTAGATGGGAAAGTTTCAACTCTAATTAAAGCACCACGTAACGGGTCTCCACCAGAAAGTGTAAAGACTCCGTTTGAATGTCCATTACCTTTGTTTGATACTCCAATCGTTAGTGCAACGTTTGATAAACTATTTGTTGTTGCATCATATACTTGATTGTTTTCATAATATCTTAATCCCCCAATATTAGCAGACAAAGTAGCATTTGCCCAATAAGCACCATTTGTTCTGACTTCAACATTTTGAACATAACCGGTTGTGTTTACATAGATTCGTGCGTTTGCTGCTATGTAAGCCGGACCAACATCACTATAGATTGTAACAAAACTATTTACGGCTCTGGCACCAGCATTTGCTGTGATTGTTCTAACACCAGTAGCCACTACGGCGGTAGCAATAACAACGTTTGAGTTTGTGTTCAAAGAAACAGTTGGATTAGATTCATATAATCCAGAATCATTCACTACAAAAGTATTAATTACAGTATTTGGATGAACAATAACTCTTACATTAGCCTGTCTTAGTGGTGATCCACCTGAGAATACCAACCACCCATTTGAATAACCTTGTCCTGGATTTGTCATCACAAGACTATTTGCATACACAACACGGTGTGGGTTATTATTTGGTAGTGCAATTGGTTTTGAAGCGTATAAACCACCACTCACGAATGAAATTGAACGAATCGCTCCGTTAGAAGGATATACTTCTACGTTTGCAACGGCAGCAATGGCTTCATCAGTCCCTCTAAAAATTATAGAACCATTATCATAACCTGAACCTGGATAAGTTAGGGTTAAAGAAGAGACTTGTCCACCACCATTAGAGAATACAAGATAACCGTTAGAATAACCGGAACCTGAGTTTGCAATTCTTAGATTAGAAATATTTGATGAAGTAATTAATTGTGTGTTACTTAAAATCGCACTAATTTTCCTCATTTCACCACTAACGGCAATTGAAGACCCAATTGATAAAATACCATTTAGATTAGCTATATTAAACTTAGTGTTACTTCCAGTGACAACAACTCTTCCGTTTCCTACATTAACTGTACCCGAAATTGTTCTTTCCAATATCGTTTGTTCAACAGCAACATCATCAAGTTCAACGACATGTTCTTTATTAAAGACTGCATAATTAACAAGACCAACTGGATGTATTAATCTTTTTAGTAAGGTTTTATATTTACTAAATTCAACCTGTGAAGAGATGACATAAGAATAGTCAACATAATAATCTTCACCTTGAATCTTTCTTTCAAGAGATGAAATGATAGAGTCTGAAGTTGTCCAACGACCAGGTGTGGAAATAAATGAGCGTTCAATTTCGGCAGTTGCAGTGGCACTACCATCACCACCAGTAATGCTTACTTTAGGAATGTATTCATATCCTGAACCAGGGTCAATTAATTTGATTGATGTAATTTGACCATTAGCGGAGAAACCTGTACCCTCTAATCTTTCACCATCTCCATTTAGAGAATCAATTTGTACATTGGCACCTGAACCAGTAGAAGAACTTACTGTAATTGTGGGAAAATTATTTTGAGTATAACCATATCCACCAAAAGGCCAGCGATTATAAACACCAACTCTTCTATTAATTGAGGTATAAGTCCACTCGTTACCTATTCCTATTAGTGCAAGAGTGTCGTTTGTAATTGAATCTATCGTTCTTATTTGAGTATTAACTTCAATTACATCACCAACTTTTAAGTCTTGTGTGAAGAAAGTACCGGTACCGTTGAGTTCATTACATGCAGTATTTACTGAAGATATTCCACGAATGCGACTATTTGCAGAATCAATTCTAACGATTGCTCCAGTTGCATTGACAGAGGCAACGATAGCAGCCGCATGTTGTCCGTATGTACCTAGAGGATTAAGACCAAATACAATTTCATCACCAACAATGTAGTTCTGACCACCATTGTTGACTTTATAACGACCAATTGATTTTAAACTTTTAGAATAACGGAAACGTGATACTGGTCCATATTCGGCACCAGCAGCATCAAATACAATCTGAGATTTTTCTGTTAATGGTATTGCTGTTGCAACGACATTAACACTAGTAATTGGTCCAACCTGAAGTCTAAGATAATTTAGAGCATCAGAAATTGTATTGGCTGCACTTATGTTGGGCTTTGCAAAAACTGCACCAAAATTTGAACTGTTTACATAAACCGTACCATCAACATTTAAAGTGAGATTTGAAACTAAATCGGGAGAAATTAGCAAACTATTTGCAGCGTTTGCTCCAGAGGTATCAATACCATCAACGACTACGGTCATTGTTGTGAGTGGATTATTACCTGAAACCGAAATTGGAGAAAGCAGACTGAAGACTGCACCGCCGTGGTGTACATTTACAACATCAACCAAAGCAGATTTGACACCTTCAACAATACCAAAAGCATTTGAAGATGCGTTGCCACCAACAGCAGAAACAATTTCTCCTACGCTATAGTTGTTTCCTGAGTTGATGATGTTAAATCTTTTGACAATTGAAAACGTTGAAGCACGAATATCAATTGAAATATTATTAACTTCATCATTAATTGGTATTGAAACAACTTCACCATTTAGAAAATCACCTTTAATCGTGTCTAAATTGATGAAGAGTTCAATAGGCAGACCTAAGTTTAAAGTATCTGCTACCGTTCTTCTGACAGTTTTTTCAATGATTGCAAAAGCATTAGAAGATATTCCAGTAACTTTGCGATTTTCAATTAAAGAAATATCAAAATTATCATATAAAGCGGTGATGATTGAGTTGTTTGCTGGTGCGTTGACAAACTTTAATTGTCTGTATTCTTTATTAATGAAGTAATCTACATCAGCTAATTTTACAACACCATCAACAAAAACAGTGACTTCACTCTTGTCAACCTTCTGAGCAAAATAAAAAGTTTTATTTGTACCGTTGCCAACATAACGACTGGATACGTCAGGATTAATTCTAAGTTTATTGTCTACCTGCCACTTACTTGCCGAAGCACGAAGCACGTTATTTTTAGGTAAAATAATATCAACATCTTCACCAAAAATAAGTTGGAATAGAAGTTTAAAAGAACCTTCAGATCCTTTTGATTTGTATAAGTTCGCAATGTGTTTAAAGAGAAGTGCTTTATTTGATTGCACTTCTAGAGGTATCAAAGATGCGTAAGTATTATAGAAATTTTTCTCAAATCTCTCTAAAGAATCATCAACATCTCTGATATTTCTTAAAGTCTTTGCCGTTGTAACTAAATTGTTGGAAGTAATGGCCGTATTAGCTTGAGTTTCTAAAAACTCATAATACGCCTCCAAAAACGTGATGAACTTCGGATATTCATCACGAACAAATTCTGGTACTTGACGGCTAACAAGTAGCGATGTTTTTAAATCTACTGACATTATACAGTTTCTAATGTTGTACTAATTGATATTGGATCGGTTTCATCAATGGTTATGATGGTATCTTTTGATGTACTTATAATTCCTTTTTCAGACTCAATTGAGACTCTAATATCACCGTCAGGAGATTCAACATTTTTAATAAAAATATCTTTTACAGTAACAATACCAGAATCGTAATCAATTTCACCAGCATTTTCATTGACTACCTGTCTCTGAGATAGTGCATCATAATAAACTGTTCGCACTGTTCCAATACGGCCATCAATTACTGCTGATGCTGTACCACCAGAACCACCACCTCCTGTTATGGTAACTATAGCACGTGTATAATCAATTCCACGATTTATCACTTCAATGCTTTGAATTTTGCCATTAACAATTGTCGCTGAAGCATTTGCACCAGCACCATCACCCTCAATTGTTATTCTTGGTTGTGAGATATAACCAGAACCAGGATTTGTTACTTGAATTGCTGTAATTCCAGAAAAAGATTGTGGAATTTCATCAAATTGAACTTCTCTATCAACTCCCTGTGAATCTGCAACAGTGAATTTAGTTGAAGACAATTTATTATTAATTGTTCCTCTACGCAGAGGTGTATTAAATCTAATTGTATAAGGTGTAGATAAGTTCAAACTTGGAGTAAATCTTTTTTGTAAACGAACCGAAACGCTAGAACCGATAATAGAGTTTGTATCCACAGAATCAATAGTATCCTGAACTTTTGAAAGAATAAATTGTGACCCAAATTTATCAAGATTGGTTGTTTTATAAGCCAAAACCGAATTTCGTACTGCTGTAATTAATTGTTGTTCAGATAAAATAGTTTTATTTGGATCGTAAGTGACCAATGGTGAAACCAACAAGTATAAAAATTCTGGGTCACGAATAACGGTTTGAATAGCAACGATTGCCTTTGGCTTAATTATTTCATCAATGATTCGTTGTTTTTCTGTATCTGAAATATAATAATTCTGTCTAGGTTTAAGAGAAATATAAACAACACCAAATTTGGGCGGAGATTCATCCTCACCACCCCAAACAGAAACCGAATCCACAGCAGGATAATTTTTTTGAATATAAGTTTCGTAGTCTTTAAATGTGACTAAACGATTTTGTGTCGTGAACTGCAAAGGTGCAGCAAACTTAATATTGTCTACAGATTCTCTTTCAGCACCTCCGGCAGCTTCACTTACTGGATCAATTACAAAATCAGTTTGAGAATTTCCCAAAGAATCAGCAAGAAGGCCGGTCGCAACAAAATTATTTGCCTTGTTTGCGGCAGTGCCATTGGTGATCAAGTAGGTAATACCAACCGAAGCGCCGTTAGGTAAACTTTTACCAATTACATCGTCGCCAAAATAAATGGCATATCTTTCACCTCGGTTTTCTTGTAAGTAAAACACTCTAGACACAGTAGTTGCATCTGTGGCGTCTGACGCCAGAGTATAGATTTCATAATCAGTATTTGAAACTGAATTGCGAACAGAAACAAACAAAGTAGATGTATCAATGTTTGTGTCTGGCAAAGAAAATATTTGCTTTGGATTTGTTGTTTGGTCGTAGATATAGTTATATGTCACCAACTGGCCTTCATATACTGGTAGATTTAAAAAGGCAAAATCTGTGTTTGATTTGGTTACTTTATTTTCTTCCAAAGTTACGAAGTTATAACTGATACCATCAATTTCATTTGATAAAAAAGAAAAGCCTTTTGGTATAGTCATTGTGCTATCATCAGTGTTATCTGTATTTACAGTGAAATTAATTGTAGCACGTGGTGATTTTCTTGAATATGGAACATATCCTAAAACTTTAGAATGTGAAATAACTGAATCACGTAGAAGAGCAGTATCCAAAAACGCTTCATTTGCTACCATATTCAAATAGTATGCATTATAGTGCGTATTGTACGCTAAGATGTCCAGTAAAACACTTAAACCAGAACCTTCAAAATCATAGTCGGTAAACTCAGACTGTCCTTTTAAATAGGTCTTTAGATTCTGCTTAATTTGATCGAAGTCAAGTTCGGTAACTTGTAGTGGTTCAGCCATTTTATCTTATACGTTCTAAAAAGAAATTGATTGTAATTGGGTTAGGCAAATTAACAATAAAAAAAGTCATTGAAACTCTATAACCATTTTCATCCGGTGCAGGTACAGCGACAATAGATTCAACTGAAACTCTAGGTTCATAGTTATTAATAACATCAAATAAACGTCTTTCTATTGAAGCACCAAAAACAGAATCAACTGGCTCAAACAATAAAGCACGAATTGCTGAACCTAACTCTGGTTGAAAAGGTCTTTCATAAAAATTGGTTGAAACTAAGTTTTTTACAGAGTTAATAATCGCCTTTTCGTTTAGATGGCGACTTATATCCTTCTTGACAGGATGTACTGTAAAGTTTAAATCCAAGTCTTTATAAGACCTTTCAACTTGAATTCTTGGTTCGTTGGATGTGATTGTGGTTGACATCTTTTATTTATTCAACCTGCGAAAACGTTACCAGAACCAGCAGCTACGGAAGTGCAACCGGATATTGCATCTCCAACACGGCCGGCACCTCTACCGTTTACTTTTACAGTTGAAGAACCCGAAGATATAGAAGCAGAGTGTGCTGGACATGGTGAACCTGGTAATAAATGTACGGTGTTCACATCACCCTGTCTGGACCATGGTCTTCCATTCACGAAAACATTTCCCGAACCGGCCGCCCTTACCATTCCAGAGCAGTGAGCAACGTCAGCATCTCCAATTCTTGTTGCGGCAGGCATAGTTTCTCCTAATTATAGTATGAACCAACAAAAGTGGTTATACCGTCTAAATTGTTTAAAATATCATGAGTTACTGTGAATTGACTTGTACTCAAATTTGTCTGTACTAAAACTGTATAGGTTCTTGTAAATAATCTTCTTTGATCTTGACTCAGTTCATAAAAATCTTTATTTGGTGGTAAATTTGATATGCCTTTAGCCACCTTGGGTGATTCTATTAAATTACTGCTGCCTCTTTCAATATAAGTCAGATAATCTTCAAATGGGTCTTTATATGTTCCAATTATAGAAACCGAATTTGTTGCGGAAGTAATGCTAACGCCTGGCTCAGATATATCTATTGTTGCAGTCACAGATTGTATGATTTCTCCCATATCTCCACTAGCAGTTATTAAAGCATTCACACTTCTGGCTGATCTGGTTGTCTGTTGTATTTCTGAAGTGGGAATTGTTCCAGCAGGAGAAATAGTTATGCTAACTGCCATTCGTTTCTCTTCTTAGCAATTCCTTCAATCTGTCATTCCAAGTGTCCATTTCCTCATGTTGTTCGTGAGTGTGTGGTGCATCAGGTATTTCAGGCAAAAACTTAATTACATTATCAAATTTTTCTGGTATATCTTCATACCTCGTATATGTTTTCAATTCACCATTTACAAGAATTACAAATTCGTGTGCCATGTTAGTTCAGATCAATTCTAGGTGCCTTGAATGTCATATTACCACCTGATGTTATTTTACATGTACCGCCAATGTCTGCTTGAAAATTTCCACTTACCTTTAAAGTTGCGTTTTTATTTACTGTTGCCGACAAGTTTTCACCAATAGTTGCTGTAACATTCTTGTCCACTTTAATCGTAGCATTCTGTTTCACATAAACCTCAGCGTCACCTTGCACGGTCACAAAACATTTACCCATGATATAAACACGGTCATTACCCATCACAATTTCATAATTGTCTTTTGTAATCTTTTCTACTTTATCACCGTTAGGAAACCATTCTTGAAATGAACCGTTGCGGTGTGCAAGTTGAATACGTTCTTTACCAACAGTATCATCAAACTCCACAATATGACCCGATTCCGTTTCAGTCACATTGTTGTATGGATATTTTGCAGCATACTGTGTTGTTGGTTCTGTCCAAGTGCTAGTAGCAGTTGGCACAGATTTTACTACATTATCTTTACGTTCTTGTATAAACGTCTTTGACATGTTTTCATCATTACGAGCCAGTCGTGACGTTGTTGGCTCATCTAATATTCTCGGATAGGATTCAGCAGCAGATTTTTCTGTAATCTTGATACCGCTTCCATCTGTGCTATAAGTTTTTGACGCTGGTGTTCTTGGTGAACTTTGTAATTCAGAAGAACTTCTTGCGTCATTAAATCCGTTTTGACGATTGGCTGCTGCAAGAGGTATGCCAGGAAGAACACCTAGAATCACAGGCTGCTGTGCATTCTCACCATCAAAGAAAAATCCAAAGACCATATCACCTTCACGTGGTGGGTATGTGTCTCTTGTATTCACAGGTAAAGAGGATTGCGCCCAAGGTAAGTTGTCTGTTGGTAACAGAGATTTATTATCTGTATGCCAACCAACACAACGAACTTTGCAACGACCTAATTTTAATGGGTCACTAATTTTTTCAACAACACCAACCCACCAAATAAAACCATTTTTACCAGCGAAATCTTTATTTTCAGTAACTTCCATAGGTTTCTATCGCCTTGTTTTGCTCTGGTACACCTTGTGGCACAAAGTCTGTTTCGTTTGATGTAGTTGCAAGTTCCAAAACAGTTTCGTGCATGTCATATTTAATAACATGTCTTGCTGCAATAATTAAGTATTTTCCACTCAATGAACGATCTTCGTTTTCTGAACCAGTTTCCTTTTTTGAAAAGTCTGGCACACGCACATTCAAATTGAAACCTGAAGTCAATTGAAAATTACCAGGCATAACAAGTTTAATTCTTTTGTTCATCAGATTGGCAAAAATTGCCTTGCGGGCAAAAATAAAATCTTCTGTTGTCTCAACTTTGGATATTGATGTTGGGTCGTATTTCTTGACATAAGCACTATTCTTTATATTCGCACCAAAAATGCTCAACACTTTTTTTGAATCATAGGCTTCCGTTGCTTTTTCACCACCACGATTTCTTGATTGTGAAAAGTTAGCAGTGTCATTACCATGATCCATAGCATTATAATGATCTTCAAATCCTATGCGTTTGTTTTGTATTGTTCTAGTAATTGGATCAAAACCAATAAATGTACCAGCAGCAACACCTTCTCTGGTAGTTTTGATTTTATCAGATTGATTCACAACTTCAAAATGTCTAGGACTCAACAAATCTTGATTTGGTTTTGTCTCTTCTAAGTTTTTTGCTGGAAACTTAATCTTAAACAGATAGTCGGAAGAAAGCAGATACGACAATGAAACAAAATTGAATCCTAAATTGTTCTCAAAGAAAACATAGTTAGGCGACTTTTTCTGGTCAATAGAACGCTTGGCACACCACTCTAATGCATCAAGAGGTTTAAGATTAGGTATTACTAAATCACGTATGCCTGTTGTATCTTGAAAAACACCCCTCAATTTTTGTTCGGGTACCTTTAGATAACTGTTCATTATTTTTTTAACAACATCACTATATGTCGTTTTATAAGACTGGTTTATTTTTTGTTGCTCAGAAAAAATAAACTCATCAGAAACAAACTCCAATGTATATGTTTCGGCATTTTGTTTTAGTGTAGCCCTGTTGCTTTGGCGATATATTCTAAATGCTTTTTGTAATCTAAAAGTTTCAGAGTCGGTGTCTTTACCAATATTCACAAGTAAAACTTCAGAACCATCAAACAAAAGTTTTGAAGACAGACCTATTGAATCAATAATAACTACCGCACCCGTCATCACAGGAGATAATAGAGAATCAAATATATTTAATTCCTGAAATAACTTAGAAATGTCTAACTTACCAGTTTTGGTTACAATGGCAAGTTCATTAAGGCTGAACTTTGACGGCGTTTCTGGAAGATTAACTGTTGACATTTTTATTCTTTAGAATTAATCACTCGTTTAAATTCATCAAGTAAACCCGACTGTGAGACAATTTCTGACCTTAGTAAACGAATTCTTCTTTTTGATTCATTCAAGTTTACCTCATAATCATAATAAGTTTCTGTCTCCTTGCTCACCGTTTCTACTATAACTGTACCGCTTTGAAGTGTTTTTGTGGAGTTTGATATAACAACATTAGCATATGTGTTTGCATCAAGTTCTATTTTTTCTTTGATTGTATTCTTCGTGGCGTTATTGGTAACTCTTGTGACTACTTTGTAGTAAGACTTTGTATTAGACTGTGACCAAGCAAGACCTGTTTGTGGTGTAACATTAGCAGAACCATTCGCTGTATATTTGTCGTTAATGTATTTAATAATCGTTCTTTGATCAAGCGGCCAATCATACTGTGGGTCAATAATGTCATTGAATAATAGAACTACCCAGTGTCTTTCAGGTGAACCATAATATTTGTTCGCAATTGTTTCTGGTGTATCACCATCTTGAATATCATAGGGATAGTAAATATTTGAGTTTTCTTTTAATGTACTCTCAAAACCAAATCGTGCAATGATGTTTGTTATGGAATCAGCCGAAGTTGATTTGTTTGATAAAGAATATAAAGTCTTTGGGAAAAAATTGAAATATTTTGCCATAAGTTATTTTTTCCCTCCGAACATTGTTGAAGAAAGATTCTGTAATTTATCTCCAACTGATTGAGAGCCTTTATATCCACCGTTGCCACGAATCATACTTGCCTTAGTGAGTATGACTGTTTCTTTGAATTCAAGTGTCAATTGAATTGCAGTCGGCATACCTGTACGACCTAAACGGGGATCATTCTCACCAAACATCTCATATGCTGACCAGCCATTAGGTGCATAGTTGACAGAGATATTTGTCAGAACACAACGGCCAATGCCAGGTAAGTTTGGATTAGGGCGACCACCGTAATAAAAAGAAAGTTCAAACTCCGAAGGGGGTATCAAAAGTAAACCACCAGAGCCACCATCAATTTCTGGTGCTTGATGAAATCTCAAACGTTCCAAAATGTTCTGAACTTCCAATGCTTCTCTTTCATCACGTGGGTAAAACATAAATTCAAAAGTAAACTGTCTAAAGGCAGGTGAAGAGTAAAGCATTTCAAGCATTGGGTTATTGACACCACCGAGTGTTAGAAACGCCGCTGCTTTTGCAGAATTTTGACCAATGCCTGGAATTTTACCACCACCCGTGCCAGCAATTTCAAATGCTTTTTGTATAGCAGCAGTGGCAGCGGGACCTTTGATTCCTTTTTCAGCAGCAGATTTTATATCTAAACCTTTGCTCATGTCTTCCAATACAGACTTACCCGCTACTGCTATTTTACCGCCAAGTTCATCACCAAGTGCTGCTTCAGAATATGACTGTGCAAAAGTGTATTGCAAAGTGTCTGGCATGTAGAGAACAACAGTCTCGTCAGTTTGCTCTGTTGTTTGAATTAATGATTGATTCTCAATATTTTTTACACTGTCAATATAAGAGTTTTGATCAACGTCAACTGCTGCTTTTTGTTTTATTGGTCCACCAAAATTAGTTGCAATGTTTTTACCGAATAAAGTTTTACCGCTTGTAAAGTTGTTTATAGCATTGTCAATTGCACCATTAATTTTTGAAGCGAATGATGTGCTTTGTATTCCAGGAGTTGCTTGTGAAATTTCACCAATTCGGTTGACATTATTTTGTTCAACTCCTAGTCCTTTGTATTGAGTATTTTTTTGTCTCAGAATATTGATAATCATGTAGTGGGCTTTATCATAATTACCGATATCTAATGGATATCTAAAAGTGTTTGATGTGCTGCCAGCAAATAAAGCGGCCAGCGGACCTCTTCTATTATCTTCTTTTGCTATGGTAATGTCTGATAGACCGAAAAATGCCATGGGAGTTCCTATTCGTTGACTAGATAGTATTTATGTCAAATAAAGGGAGATTTAAACCGAAAAACCCGCAAAAGTACAAGGGTGATGCAAACAACATCATCTACAGGTCTACGTGGGAGATAAAGGTAATGAATTATTTAGATGAGAATCCGAACGTCATTTGGTGGGGTTCGGAAGAACTGCCTATACCCTATTATAGTCCAGTAGACAGAAAAAAGCACCGTTACTTTCCAGACTTCATCGCCAAGATGCGTAAAGCAGACGGCACAGTTATGACCTACGTCATAGAAGTCAAACCAGAGAAGCAAACCCAACCACCAACGCAAAAACGCAAGACTAAGACCTATCTCCAAGAAGCAATCACATATGAAATAAACAAGGCCAAGTGGTTTGCTGCCGAAGAGTTCTGCAAAGACCATGGCTGGCAGTTTCAGATTTTGACTGAAAAGCACTTAGGTATCAGATAAATATAAGATGGCGAAACGACTCATTGATAGAATTAAGGAATCCCTTGCTAAATCGGGATATGCTCCACGTTCACGTGAAGCACGTGCGTGGCTAAGGTCCAAAGTTCCAGCACTCAGACCTACCAAAGGTCAATTGATGAGTGACCGTGAACGATTTAAAAATCAGTCTATCATCGGTCGTATGTATTTTTATTATTATGATCCAAAGACGAAAGATTCGTTGCCATATTACGACAGGTTCCCATTGGTTATTCCAATAGAACGATATCCAGACGGCTTTTTAGGGTTGAATCTACATTACATTCACCCAAAGCGACGAATCATTCTTCTCGACAAGTTAAGCACAATCTTAACGGATCATCGTTATGATGAAAGTACAAGGTTTAGAATTAGTTATGATTTTTTAAGACGAGCATCTAAAATTTATGAAGCCACACCATGTATCAAACGATACTTGTCTGGTCATGTGCAATCTCGTTTTCTGGAAATAACAGCAGATGAGTGGGATATCGCCGTGATGTTACCAGTGGAATCATTTGCAAAAGCAAGCGCCAGCAAAGTCTGGTCAGACTCAGAGGATAAATTTTAATGTCGTTTTCACCTAATCTATTTCTGTCAAATATTAAAGGCAAAGGTGGACTTGCACGCCCATGTCGTTATGAAGTCATCATACCGATACCTGCTTACATTGGTCAAGCAATTGGTAATTCATTTTTGGAAAAAGTGTTAAACTTTCCAAACTCAATTTTCAGTGATGTCTCGGATGCCATCAACTCGGCGCTGGGTTCCGAAAGTCAGGGAATGAAATCTGCAAATCCTTCTATGTCAAGATATTTGGCATTGCAATGTGAGTCGGCAGAGATACCAGGTAGAACACTTGAAACGGCAGATGCAAGAATATATGGTCCATCTTTTAAAGTGCCATATCGTATGCAGTACACAGATACAAATTTAACTTTTCTGTGTACAAACGAATTCTATGAGAGAAAATTATTTGAACGATGGATGGAAGCAATTATACCATCAGATACAAACAACCCAAGATTTCCAAAAAGTGATGCGACAAGATACCTTACTAATATAAGAATCGTTCAGTATGATGATTTTGTTCGTCAGATTTATGCTGTTGAACTTATTGATGCTTTTCCAGTTGGTGTTGCACCACAGGCTTTAAGTTGGGCAGAAGAAGGCTTTCATCGTCTGTCAGTTTCGTTTTCATATCAAAAGTATCGTACAATATTTGAAGGTCAATATGATATTGGTCAAACTCTGACTTCACTAGGAGGCACAGCGGCTTCTAGGATTTTTTCATTCTAATTGAGAGGAAATTATGTTACCAAAACTTGATGTACCAATTTATACTATTAAATTGATTTCAACAGGACAAGATGTTCGTATTCGACCATTTCTTGTCAAAGAACAAAAACTATTTTTAATGGCAGCAGAATCAGAAGATTCTAAAGATGTTATCTCCACAATTCGCAGAGTTCTTAAAAACTGTGTACTAGATGACATCGATATTGATTCGTTACCCACATTTGACCTTGAATATTTGTTTATGCATCTTCGTGCAAGGTCGGTAGAAGAAGTTGTTGACCTAAAATATAAATGCAACAACATTCTGAAAAACGATAAAGGTGAAGATACAACATGTAACGGTTCTGTAGACTTTAAGTTGAATCTACTGGAAATTGAACCAACGGTCCATGCGAATCATGAAAACAAATTTATGTTGAATGAACGAATCGGTATTTGTTTAAAGTATCCAACTTTTGAGATGGTTCAAAAATATGAAAGCATGAATGAGAATGAAATTTTAGTAAATGTGTTAATTGATTGTATTGAATATCTGTACGACGATGAACAAGTATATTATGCAAAAGATTCCAGCCATGAAGAGTTGGTTGAGTTTGTAGATTCAATGTCGCAGAAAGACTTAGAAAAGATTAAACTATTCTTTGACACAATGCCAGAACTGAAGAAAGACGTACACTTTAAATGTGGCAAATGCGGTTACGAAGAAGAAATTGAGATTAAGGGCTTACAAAATTTTTTCGCCTAATCTTTCGTTATGACACACTGAGTAATTATTATCAGACAAACTTTGCCTTAATGCAGCACCACAAGTATAGTTTGACTGAACTTGAAGAAATGTTACCTTGGGAAAGAACCATTTATTTGGGTCTTTTGATGCAGTATTTGGAAGAAGAAAAAGAACGTATCAACGCACAAAAACAGGCAAGACGATAAATGGCAAAAAAGAAAGAAGAAACAAAAAAGGGTCTTTTATCTTCTATTTTTGGTAAAAAAGAAAAGAAGAAAGAAACATCACCGACAAAAGAAGGTGTTGAGCAAAAAACAGAAGAACCAACGGTTGGTTCTAACGTACTTCCTTTTCTTGATTTAATTGCTAAACAATCTCTTGCCTTTCCAGGCATGGCAAGAGATGTCAATGTGCTTCGCCAAAATATCGCCAAACTTGTAAAGATTAAAGGTGAAACTGCCGCAACTAAAGCAGATAAGTTTTTTAAATCTGAAGATCAGCGTGAATCAGAATTAGAGGCAACGAGATCAAAGAGTAAAGCAGCAACGCCAGCAACAGAAAAGGGTGGTAAAGAAGCAGCACCAAAAGAGGAAGGTGGTATTGGTGGTTTGCTGAGTATGCTGAATCCAGTGAAGTTAATTGGTGGTCTGATTACTGGTATTGTTGGTGGTTTTGCGGCACTGTTTAGCGGTGGTTCAATACTTGCATTACTAAGCAAGATATTTGTACCTGCTATGCTGATTGGTGGTCTAATCAATGGTATTCTTGATGGCATCAAAGTATGGAAAGAAAGTGGTAGCATTGTAGATACACTCGTTGCTGCACTTGGTGGATTCTTAAAATTCATTACGTTTGGTTTGTTTGGTGAAAAAGAACTTCGTCAAGGAATGGATTCGGCATTAAAAATGATGATGCCTCTGTTACTTGGTGTCACTGAACTTTTTGATAAAGTTATTACATGGATTAAAAACAATGTGGGATTTCCGGGTATAACAATACCCCTGTCAAAAGCAAATGCTTTAATTCCAGAATGGGCACAAGAACGTGGTTTAAAATTAAAAGATTATACTATACCACCATATTATCCATTTAAGAAAGACACAAGTAGCACCAAAGCAGAAACATACACATCATCTGCTACAACATCATTGAAAGAAATGAGTGGTAAACTTGATTCTGGTGAAGGTGTGTTCTATGATAAAGCAGCAAAAGATAGATTAGAAGACAAACCAAAAGAAAAAGAAAAACAAGAAAAACAAAAAGCATCTCAACAAGCACTTGCTGAAACAGTAAGCAAGTCACCTACGCCCGACCCATATAGTCCAGTCAATGCAGAAAAGAGTCAAGATGCTGCAAAAGGTTTTCTAAGTTCTAAGGTTGGTATCAATGTTGACCCATCTTCATCAACTGGCTACACAGATCAAGCATCAGGTAAACCAGTATCGGAAGAAGAAGTTCGCCGTAAAGTTATTGCCGTTGGTGGTGAGCCAACCAAGATTCTACAAATGGCAAAAGGTGCAAGTACATCACCCGCACCTGCTGCACCCGCTACTGGCGGTGGTGATGTTGGCGGTGCTTCCATGTCAACAGGAGGCGCCACAGGTGGTGCAGTGAGTTCAGGTGGCGCAGCACCTTCATCGCCTATGCCAACACCAGCCATGTCAGCACCATCGGGTTCTGCAATATCATCAGATTCGGCAACAGTTGCAGAAGGGCAAAGAATGGATGCGGCTGCTGATGCGGGAACAATTGTAAATGCACCAACGACAAGCACAACATCTGGACAACAAGCCCCATCTTCTGAAAGTGTCGCTGATCCATACAACTCAAGTTTTATGAATAATTATCTAGCGGCATAATATGCTATCAGAAAAACTTGGGTTGACCATCAGTAAAAAAGTTTTAAATAAAACTTCTACTAAAAGAACTTCACCCACAGTCAAAAAACTCCAAAAAACTTCTTTGAATTTTATGGCAGTCTCACGAATTGCCAGAGACTTGAACATCATTCGTCAAAACATTATTAAACTTGTAGAGATTTATGGTGGTAAGGCATCAGAAAAAGAAGACATGCATCTTCTAAAGGATGACGAGCGTGAAAGAAAATTCAAGGTTCTTCAAGACGAATTTATAAAAAAGAATACACAATCTGAAGATGATGAAAAATCTTCTAAAGGCAAGTTATTCAAAAAATTTAAAAAGTTTGCCAAAGATCAAGTAAAGAAACTAAAAGAAAATCTTTTAAAATTATTTGATAAGATAAAAAAACTTGCCAAGCAACTTGTAGGTAAGATTAAAGATTTTGCCAAAAATACATTGAAATACTTTGAAGAAGCCTTTGAGAAGTATCTACGACCGATGGTAGACAAACTCAAAGGTAAACTTGAAAAGAAAATGGCTAAGATGGCTGAGAAGTCGGCTGTCAAAGTAGCATTTAGAGGTATTGCAGCCGCAGCCGGTCCGATAGGTTGGATTGCATTAATCATTTTAACTCTGTGGGATGGCTTAACTGATGCATGGGATACATGGCAGTCTACAGGAAGTTTATATGAAACAATCAAAGCAGGTATCGCTGGAGTTGTTGACTCACTCACATTCGGTTTATTTGATAAAGACACAGCCAAGAAAGTAATAGACGGCACTGTAGACTTTATAAAAAACTTTCCCGAAAGATTATCCAATTTTATTAATGATACATCAGATCACATCTTTACATTTGTGAATAATGCTATTGATAAAATGATGGAGATGAATCCGCTAAAAGAAAAACCTCTCAGTGAAAAGGAACTTGGTGCAATTGTAGACCAACAAAAAGCCGCTGAAGAAGCAGCAAAGGCGGAAGTAGAAAGACAAAAACAAGTTGCCGAAAATTTAGCCAAAGCACGTGAAATCATTCTAATGAAAATGGAAGAGCGTGACCGTTTAATTGATGAAGTTGCCGTTTTAGAAGAACAATCAATGGGTAAACCATCAGAAACAACTAAAAAACTCCAAGAGAAAAGAGAAGAACTACGTACATCCGAAAAAGGTTTAGCTGATGCTATTCAGCGTGAACAACAGGCAAAAAAAGAAGCGTATGCACCAAAGCCTTCTGCACCTGGTGGTGTTCCACCATCAGCACCAACAAAAGTTTCTGGTCGTGATGAACTTGTAAAAATTATTGTTAAAGAGTTGCAGAATGTTGGCATCACAAATAAATTTGCAATCATTGCGACTCTAGCCAATGTACAAAAAGAAACTGGCTTTAAGAATTTTGAAGAAAATATCTTAGCATACAAAAACACAGCAAACGATAGAATACGACAAGTATTCACGACCAGAGTTAAAAATTTCTCTGATGCTGAGTTACATGAAATTAAAAAAGACCCATACAAGTTTGCTGAAGTCATATATGGCAGTAAAACTACAATCGGTAAAGGAATGGGTAATACTGCCGAAGGTGATGGTTTCAAATACATCGGTCGTGGCTTTATTCAGTTAACCGGTAAAAACAACTATGCTCTGTACGGAAAACTGGCTGGTGTAGATTTAGTAAACAATCCGGCACAGTTACTTGATCCCATTGTAGCAGCAAAAGTAACGGCACAGTTTATTCTTAAAGCAGCAGGCAGTAAAGTCAATTCGTTCACATCTCAATCGGAAGCCAATCGTGCTATTACACAAGCAATTGGTGGCAAATCTCTCAACCTAGACAAAGGTATAGGTGCTGAGATTCTGGCAAAGGTTGACAAATATTCATCCGACTTTAGTGGTGTTGAATTGTCATCAACAAGTAAAGAAGTATCACAAGGTCAAAGAGAACAACTCAAACCTAAAGATGCCGATGTTATTAATGTGGCGCAAACAAATAATACAAAAGGTTATGACACAAAGACCGTAGCAACAAAAAAGAGTGACTCTAACGAAGTAGCAACGGCAAGAGTAGCATGATAAGAGAAATATTAGGCAAATCCATTTCGAATAAACTTTTTGGTTTATCGAAACAAGACAAAGAAAAAGAAGAGCAAAGAAAAAATACTTTGCTTGGTGTCTCTGCGCTTAAAATAATATCTAAAAATATGCTTGTTCTTCCACGCATGGGAAGAGATTTAAATGCATCAACAAAAGGCTTTAGTAAATTTCTTACAAATGAAACTGGTGAAAAACCAGCAAAAGAAAGTTTGTTGAGTAAACTTGCACCATTAAAAGATAGTTTCACACAAGTTAAATTAAAAGAACCAAAAGAAAAAAGACAAAAGAAAGAAAAAAAGCGCAGATCGCTGCTCGAAATAATCTTCAAGCCGTTAATCACTGCTGCTACTCTTTTGTTTACAGTCTTTATCTTCAATAAAGATTTGGTACTTGATGTTTTAGAAATGTATGGTGGCGTTGAAGGTATTATTGGTTCAGCACTAGATTCTCTTTACTCTTCAATCTCTGGATTCTTCTCATCATTTAATTTTGGTGAAATCATAACAGATGAGATGTCCACATTCATTGAGTTCATTTCTTTTGGACTCATTTCAAAAGATGATGCTACCAAAGTTTTAGAAAGTATCGGTAGTTTTATAAAGCCTGTGACAGACCGTGTGGGCTATTTTATTGGTGGCATCGCAGATTGGGTAAAAGAAAAACTCATGTCTTTTGGTCGTTCACTTGACAAAGGACTTGGTGTAGAAACAAAGGGTGTTAAAGAAGAACGAAGAAAAGAACTTGAAGAAGATCCGTATGCCAATGCAGTAGAAACTATCAAAGCACTTGATGAAGATATTTCTTTGCTCAAAGGTAGAATCGTTTCACTCAAAGAATATCTCGAAAAGAAAAAACAATACGAACAAGAAAAAGCAGAAGGTCGTGCAGTAAGAGAAGCACCCACTCCACCACCAGCAATAACACCAACAAAACGAGTATCAGATAAGTCCATATTTGCACCAAAAGAAGCAGCACCTTCTGGTGGACCATTAGCAACACCAATTAAAGGTAGTCCTAGTGAAGTGCCTTCAGGTCAACCAGTAACTAAACCAGCAGGTAACTTAGACAGCATCACAAAAAAAGCGGATCCTGGTGTAGATACATCAAAGTTCAACGGTGAGTTTCAGCGCCGGATTGAATTGATGGCCACAGCATTTAAACAAGAAACTGGCAAAATGCTGTTGATCACATCTGGTTATCGTTCAAACGAAAAACAAAAAGAACTATATGATGCAGACTTAGCAAAAAACAACGGCAAGCCAAGTGGTAAAGTGGCACAGCCTATGGCTCCTTTGGGTCAAGGAAAAGGCAGCGTTCACATGCAAGGTCTTGGTATTGATATCAATAGTAAAGGTCCTGATGGGTTAAATGTTCTTGCCGGCACCAGAGATAATCCTACTGGTTGGTTAGAAAAATTCGGACTGATTCGTAATGTCAAAGGTGAAGATTGGCACGTTACTGTAGGTGGTGCACCACCAACTCCTGATGATAAAGAAGTACCTGATAAAAAAGGAAATGCTGTTGATGTTGAAACTGGTAAGGTTGTTCAAGGTGCCAACATTGGTAAATCATCAAATGAAATTGCAGTTGAACAGCGCAATCAATCGAAACCAAAAAATCCTACAGTCGTGAATGCTGGTGTAACAAACAACACTACAATCATCAGAGAAGAAAAAATTATACCAGCGACAGCATAAAAAAACGCCACCCGAAGGTGGCGTGGCAGTTGATTAAGTAGAGGATTAATCTTCTGCTAGAGACTTAAAGTAATCAAGTTCTTCATCTTCAATATCGGGTGAAGAACGTGGTGTAAAGTCTTCAGCCTTAGTCTTTGATACTGGTGCAGTACCACTTAGACCCAAAACTTTGTCCAGTTTAGACTTCAGTTCATCATATGACTTGAAGTTTTTAGGATCAAGAAACTCTTTCAGTGAATATTCTTTTTTCCACAATGTTTCAAGTTTAGCATCATCACCATCAAGCAAAGGTGACGAACTTTCAAATTCAGACTTATCGTAGTTGCGATAGCCTTCAACTTGACGAATCTTCAGTTTGAAGTTTGCGCCTTCCCAGAAATCAAACGGATTAATTGGCTTCTCATCCTCAAACTGAGGATTCATTGCCTCTGTAATCTTATCAAAGATTTTCTTACCAAACTTGTACAGTCTGACTTGACCTTCGTTTTCTGGATTTTTAGGATCAGAAACAACATAAATGTTTGCAATATAAAACAAACGGCGTTTCTGTTTACGTGCAATTTCTTTGTTTGCTTCAATACCAGAATTCCACAGAACAGAGTTGTATTCTGAAACTGGATCTTTCTGATTCAAAGTGGTCAAAGAGTTTTCAATGTACCAGCCACCTGGACCTTGAAAGCCATGGTCAAACAAACGAACCCATGGTAATGCTTCATCACCATCGGCTGATGGTCCTGGCAGAAAACGAATGACTGCCATACCATTACCTGCTTTATCTACTTCTGGCTGCCAAAAACGTTCATCACCTTTAGAACCTTTGGAGCCTTCTGTGGGGGTATTGATTGATTCAACCGCTTTGGTGAGTTTATCAAACGAATTGCGGTTGCGTTTAAGAGAAGAAAAATCTGACATTTATTACCTCGTATAAGTTAGTATGTTAAATTGTATGTGCATCTTGTCCACATGATTCATTATATACTTTTATATATGTATCGTCAAGTACAGACTGCACAGTTTTTATCGTTTTAGCCGTGTCTTTGTGAAGTATACCAATGCCGCCTGCCATATTAAAATCATCAATGACATCTTGTGTGTCATCAATGAGTATAATATCAGATTTGGCATAGTTCGCTTTCAAATGACGACCAGGTACGATATTGGCTGTAAAGTCAATGTGGTGCCTTTTCAACCAAACCTTTTTCTGCCGCTTCACCTCTTCATGGTGCATACGGCCGCCAGAAGAAGAAAGTATCTCTACAGGAATATCAAGTGAGATAATGTACTTCAATAGTTCTTTACCACCCGGATACCAATCAAGGGTTTCAAAGTTGTTGCCGTCTACGAACTGGTTCCATTTATCATCATGTTTCTCACCACGTTCACGACTACTCAGTGCATTTTGTTTAAAAACTTCTTTATATCTTTTATTGAAGTCAGACAACACACCATCCATATCAAGATATATTTTCTGTATTCGCATCGTATTCCTTTTTGAGTATAAGTTTGTATTTTGTTGGTTCAAATGGTATGAATGGTGTGTACTTCTTTATCTTGCGACTGATGTTTGGATAATGAATCGTGTCACCGATTTTCTTATCCCATAACGGCAAAAAGTTGAGTATCTTATTCAGTATACAAATTGATTCAAGTGAAATTTCATTATGTAAAAGTTTCTGTAGCAATACTGGATACTCACCGTCTTGTACCATTAATGAATCATTTGGACTCTCCTGACTCATCAATGATTCAATCTCATTTGTAAAGGTGTATGTCAACGACTGAATAATCTTCTGACGCTTACGATATTCAATATCAGCATCATTGGTCAGAAGATGACCTATCCATACATCATGGTTAAACACCAAATTAGCAACAATATAATCACGGCATATGTCATCATTTGTGAATCTCCGGCTGAGTTTGTAAAAGTGCCACTTATCTTTGCGATTCTCAAATGCACCAATGCTTGTGCTTACTTTACCATTATACTTAAAGTAATCGTAAGAATCTGAATTGAAGTGGAGTTTAAGAGAAGTGTATAAACAGAATGTTTCATATCCCGTCATATCGGTAAACGATTGCCTTTCACCTTCAACATATTTAAACGTTCTGCTTGTTCATGTATTTTTGCTTTCAGATTTGGTGTAATGAGTGAAGCAGCAACCTCAATTTCCAAACCAGTTCCTTTGCAGTGTTCAGTGATAGCCTCAAGATATGTGTAATCTGTATTGGCTACCAACCGTTCTATCTGCAAAGAGAACTTCAGCATTTCATCTTTTGTTGGCATCAGAATTGAACTTTAATTTTACTGCCTGTGCTGCTTGGCAATTCAGCCGACCAAGAATAAGCCTGTTCAGTTGTTAATGGCGCCATCGTAGGATACTGATTAATCTGAGAGAAATCAATCGGCTTAATAGCGGCTATATCAGCAGTAGTCAATGCAGAAATAGATTCAGTTTTCAAAGCACCAAATGGCCATCCATTGTTAGGCAAGTGGTCCATAGAAAACTTATCTTGCTTTGGTGCGTACCCATCATACTCATTATAATTCAATGGGGGATCATTTTCAAACTCTTCATAAGTTTCGTATGGCACAACTTCAATCGTACCTTCAATTTGGTAACCACAACCTTGCAAAAAGTCTCTCATAAATGAAAGTACATCATCAACATACAAGGCGTTGCAGTTCATTTCTAAATCTCGTTCACCTTCAGCAGAATGGAAGCGAAATGTGAAATTGTGTTCATCACTATTATAACTCATAATATATTCTCCGTTTTATTTACGATTAGCAGCGTGTGCAATACAAACAATATCATCACTCTTGGCATATGAACACCGTACAGCCAATGGGTCAATGCCTTTTGCAATAGCGTTTTCAATATTTGCTGCCATCAGTTTACGGTCATTTAAACCGTAGATACATGCCGCAGCAACGACTGAAAGTAAAACCAGAGTAACTGAAACTGTGGTTATACTACTCAATCCTTTTTCCATCATCTTCTCCTTTTTACTTGATAAAATACTCATGAACTTCTCTTTGCCTTATTATAGAATAAATGTCTGCCGATTTGCACAGTGTATCTCATATTATTCCAACCTGGTTTTACATAGTCTGCATGAAAGAACAAAGCACCTTTTGTTGGATCTTTAAACTTCTCAGTATAAAGATAAAACGCCAATGCTAACTCAGTAACACTATTATACAACGAATTGCTCTCTAGTGTCAAGAGGCCTTTTCGCATCATATCCTTAGGACGATTTTCACATACCCAAGAGAATTGGCAAACAGTGCCAACTTTTTGTTTCACAACACCGCAATAGGTATCTGGAAATACACCAGACTGCATCCGATTGTGTGTAACGAATGCTACAGCAAGTTGACCTAATCTTGGTTCTAGTCCTGCTTCAAAATACATGTTCTGTGCAAGGCATTCTACTTCAGCCCTAGCATCGGGTGATAAATCTTGTAGTTGAACTCTTGGTTCAATCGGTACTTTTATTTGTGCTGCTGCGTGTCCAATGTAAACAACAAATGCTGCAAATATACTACAAAGTAATAGTGTGATGTAACGCATTATTTCTCCTATAAGTTAGGAAAGTGCCGAAGCACTTTCGTTCCCGTCAGGCAGACTTTTTGCTCTGTGATTTTTCTGCTGTGATATTTGAAACGAACCCATTCAAGGCTTGTGCCTTGGCTATGATTTCATTTTCTGTGGGATAAGTTGGAAAGGCAGGATGATCTGGTATTGCTTGCCCGTTTAGTTTAGCGGACTCTACCTTCACTTGCCATTCATTGATTAGGCGTTCTTTACTGGAAACATAATCTTCCAATAAAAGGTCTTTCGCCATTTTAAGAAGTTCAAGACGAATCTCAAACGGTGTAAGATTACTCATAATTACTCCTGTGTTGTGTGTGTTTACTGGCGGGTTATGTGTGATGCCAGTATACTTATTTAGTTACTTTTAATCCCAGAGACCACGGTAGTATTTACCAAACAAACGAAAACCATTGTCCATACGGTCGTAAACTTTTCTCATGCCATCGTAGTCACATTCATATGTGTGATTGGGACCATCTTCAAATGTGTAGAGTGTTGGCTTACCATTTTCATCCCATTCGCATGGAACAGAATGTGTATCAATCTCACCAGAACGATATGCTTCTTCCCATGAATCATCAACGAAATGTTCAAAGGCAAAAATCATTTCATTCAATACCCATTCCCAACGACGATGGGTAATTTCCCACGAATCTTTTTCGTATTGTCCTTGATCATCAAACACCAATTCAAGTTGTGGTGAAGCATCTTGATGTCCAACAATACGCAGTTCTTCTGGCACATCTTCAACATCAACCATTGGTGAACCGTGTTTGGTATCACGCAGTTGTTTCAACATCGGTAGAATGATATCTGCCAATGTATGATCCATTGACCATGTATCATAACGGTCAATCTTCACATAGTTTATTTTTGGATGTACAAAGTCAAGAAACTTTTGCCATGATACGCTAAATGGGGTCAGAAAGTCGGAAAGTTTTTTGATGATTGGTTCATCATATTCAATCTCACGCCAAAAGAAAATCTTCTCCAGTATAACATAAGGAGAAAGCCAATGATTACGATAATTTGATTTGTAGATTTTCATAATGTATTGAATTTGGTGTAGAGTGTTTTGGTAATAAGGTACACTCCACTAAAACCCCATGAGAGTTAAGCCGCTAGGCGTTCTTCTCCGTAAAATGCGTCATTTGCATTTATAGATTTGCTTGATTAACGATCATCGCCTATCGTGTTGCCTTCTCCACTATCTCACCCTGTCGAAACCATGTCTAGCCCATCAGAAGTGTCCTGCTGTTCACAGGTCGGGAATTCCAATCCTCAGAGTCTTGTTAAACTCTTACATATCACCCTAAACAACACTTCTGGTGGACTAGGTGGGAGTCGAACCCACGTCCAGAATGCCTTCACTTTGAAGGGATTACAACAATTCTTTCAAACGTTCTTCTATTCCAAGATTTTTAATATTTTGCACATAACTTAGAACTGGCCAAGACCCTATGCTTCTTTCAAATGAAACTGTATGTGGTTTTTTTAAAGTTTTTTCATCCAAAGCTACTTTTATAATTTCAGAAAATTTAGTTTTATTTTTAAAATTTTCTTTTATAATATTTTCACCTAATTTTTGAGCATATTTCCAAAACTCGTTATTATATACTGAGCCTGAAAAATAATGCAAGCATATCATTGCTTCAGTTTCGGTTATTTCTCTTTTATAGAATTCATTTACTGCATTTTGATTAAATTCTTTCGTATACCAATAATCAAAAGAAAGTCTATTAATATAATCTGAAAATCCCGTAGATGTAGCCTCAAGTGGTTCAAGAAAATAAGAAGCGTTACCATTGTAACAAACTCTAACATCAAAATTTTGTTTTCTGGAATAATTTCTAAATTTTAGTTTTCTAGTCGCCGTTGGCACCAAATTAAATTCATCAAGTATGTCCTGAACTTCCGTTATGATATCCTCTTCAGTACAATATTGATCATTATAAACATAACCTATGGCGCATCTATTTTTTAATGGTATTCCAAAAACCCAACCAAATTTTTTGGCGAATGTTAATGAATAAAAAAATTTCGGCATATCCCAAGGACACTGAAATACCATAGCGGCATTTACTGGTATGTGATCATGAACAGTATAATCTTCCATCAAATCTTTAGGTGATCCAGTACACATCATAACATAATCACTATCAACAGAATCAGGAGTTGGTATATTTGATTCTATCAAATTAACTCTTGGATCATTCCTCATTTTTTCAAAGATATAATCTTGTAACTGAACTGCATTGAAATGTAGTCCATGGTCACCAGCAAGAAATGTGTGTTTAAAATCTTCGCCTTGACCCCAGTTTCTTTTCCAAATACCCAGTTTTGGAGTAGAGTTCACATTATCCATGTCAACGCTACTAAATCCTAACGTTTCTCTGAGAGATTTCGGAAATATTAAATTCGTTCCTTCTCCTACCGGAGTAGTTTCAATAAGAGGATCATAAATCCAATCTATATTCCAATTGGTATATCTAAGATAATGTGCTACTGATAAGCAACCAACCGTGCCTCTACCAACTATCGCTATTTTTTTCATAGTTTATATCAGTTTGAAGAAATTACTTCAAACCCTTCTTGTTCTATTTTTCTTTGAAACTCATTTTTCTTTGCTGCATACCAACCCCATGAACCAAAGAAAGTAGTACCTGGATTAGGACCTTGCTCTCTCAAGTACGCATCAAGTTTTTGGTCGTATTCTTTTTCAGTAATTTGCATATCACACCGTTGTGAATCTTGCTGAACCTTTGCTCGTTCTTCCTGGTTTCAGCGGCTTGTCAGATTTTGGTTTTGTTTCTGTTTGAAACGGTGCATGTGGCTTATTGAAAGCCATCTTGCCTACATTCTCTGTCTTGCCGTGACCTGGGAATCCTGTTTTGTTTGTTCCGTGTAGGGTCGCTGTTTTTCCATCGTGATGTAAGATTGAGTCTTGATTATAATGTTCTCCATGTTTTTTAATATCATGGAGGAGTTGTTTGCCGTGTTCATCTCCTTTTCCTTTTGCATGTACCAATATAGACTTTTCTTTACCACCTTCCCAATGACCTTCAACTTCTTTGTGAGTGTAGCCTTGTGCAGTCAGTTTCTTTTTAAGTTCTTCATGATGCTTCTTATTTTGTTCTGGCGATACTTCATCATGTGGTCGCTGTGAGGAAATAACAGCATAGTGCCTACCCTCTTCAGCGTGTTTAGCCAGTCTTGCCAGCGTGTTACCTTCATCTAATTGAGTATGTTGTTTAAATGATAGCATGATGCCCCCAAAATGTCAAGCATATTTATTAATCATCTCAATCAATGGTTGCCGATAATCGTGAATCTGCTTTTCAAATACTTGCGCTGGTCCTTCTTCGGTAGCAATCAATACCACAATATCATCAATCCAAATACCAGTTCGTTCAGCAAACATTAGTGCATATGCTGTACACTGCATAAAGTAATTCTGAATATAATGCTCGTTCTTCTGCTTGGTGGAAGTCTTAAAGTCAATGACCGATAACTTACCATTCCATTCGGCAATCAAGTCTACACGACCAGCAATACGGTATTTGTCAGAGTATAGTGCTTGTTCTTGTGAATAAACATTACCAACATTCTCATCAATGATTGGCTTGATTTTGAAGAATAGTTCCTTCAGATCAGGCATCAACATTTGCATTCTAAAATCGTTTATTTCATTGTTGATGTAATCTTCACAAATCTTGTGTACCTTTGTGCCACGATTTGATGCCTTGCGTGATATCTCGTTTGCTCGTTCTTCACCTACGGCCTGTCGCCACTCATAGATTGCTTGTTTGTTGAAATGAGAAAGCACCGTAGTGATAGACCTATACTGATTGCCTTCTGGCGTAGTATACAATCTACCACTATCGGTGGTTTCTGCTTTTAAGTCAAATTGTAATTGGGGTAAAATTACATGTTCAAATGTTCGCATTATGTAAAGTAGTGATTTCGGCTGTGGTGTGGATAACTTTGTCTAGGATACTTCTTTTCTATCTTTGCAGTGATATTGTCTTTTTCTATTTGTGATAATTCTGTGGTCATTTCTTTTTCAATTTCTCTGGTGATGTACTCATTCAGAAGTGCTACTTTTTTCTGCAAAGATTTTTTAGCCATATATGCCCCTTTGTAAAAGTTAGCATAATGTAGTTACTGCCCAAATTTTCCTAGATGCTTGTCCACGATACGTTGTGTTTGTGATTCTCTGATAGATTTCTTGCCGTGTTTGTTTGCAACGGAAGATTGTTTGTGATTCTCGGAAACTTTTGCTAGAACTTCTTTAAAGCCGTCTGGTACTTTACCAGTAATTGATACGCCACTGACAATTGACATGGCGCCAAGATGAATTTGTTGAATGTGTG